CAAGCTTCCTGTCCAAAAGCTACGCGATGGAAAGGTCACTACGAACGAGGACGCAATCGTATATCTCATTGGCTACGCAAAAGGAAAAGCCGAAAGCTATAAAACTATACAATATAAAAACCAATGGCTTCTTATCGAAGCTATTCTTCGCGGTATCTTGGAAATTAGAGGCATTCGTCAGTTGTTGTCGAATTATATTCTCGCCCGCATTTCCGCAGACAACAGAATTCGTTCTACTTATAAAGTCGCCGGGCCGGAAACAGGTCGTTGGGCCGCTGAACATTTTGTTGATGGATCAGGAAACAACGCTCAGACATTCCCTAGAGGTCACGTCGAATTAACAGAAGGAGAAATGGCGGATGTTGAGAAGTTACTTAAAGAGCTTGAGAGTGAGGTTGAAGAGGATCAAGAAGAACTTGAAGAAGAATATGCATAAACATGCTGGTTATGTGGTTACTTGGTATGCAATGGGAAGGTTAAGAGTCGGGCTTAAGTGTAGTGAGTGTGGAGCTATAGTCGGACAAGATTGGGTACCTGAACATATTTTCGATGAAAATTAAAATCCGCTCCATGATAGTCGCACCTCCTGGTAAAGTTCTACTAATGTGTGACTTATCTCAAGCTGAATCGTGGGTAGTAGCATACTTAGCTAACGAACCACGGATGAAACATGCTTTGCAATACGGAGATATTCATACGGAGACAGCGGGTAGTGCAATATTCTTTCCATACGGATGTAGTCATAATTGGGATAAAGATTTACGAACGTGTAGTGTTTGCGGTAATGTTGTTACAACTGAGATGCGGTACATCGGAAAGAGATGGAATCATGCTTCTGCATACCGTATGAAACCTGCGCGGGCTGCACAAGTAGTAAATAAGGACAGCGACCAGCCCCCTTATGTAACTATCACCGTTGCACAATCAACCGAATACAGTAAGGCTTGGCATTCCTACTATAACCTCAAACCGTGGTGGGGTGAAATTGAGTACCAACTTGGAGTTAACCGCACTATGGTTACTCCTTATGGTCGTAAGAGGACTTTCTTTGGTGGATGGGGAGATGAGTTATTCAAAGAAGCAACCGCGTTTGTACCACAATCAACGGTTGCGGATCATTTTAATGGTGCTGTGCAACCTGAACTTGGTATTAGTGGGGGTTTGCTTAGTATTTATACTAATATTGTTCTACCAAATCCAGAAATTAAACTAATCAACCAGAGTCACGATAGTTGTATGTTGGAAGTTCCACAGAGTAGTTACGTTGAAGTAGCCCAACAAATGAAGAGTTACTTATTCCGCCCGATTATCATTAACGGAGAAACTTGTTCCATTCCAGTTGATTGCGAGGTTGGTGAACGTTGGGGAGAACTAGAGAAACTAAAGGTGGCTTAAATGTACGGTATTGAACTAGATACAGAAGAAAAGGCACGCTGTTGGGACGAGATGATTAGTATGTTGGAGGAGCTTGGTAAGAAAGATGATGTTAAAGCTAAGACCGTTGTCAGTATTGTTAGTACCTTAATTCGTGCTGCTATGTTAGTAGTGAAGATGGAACTTGATAAGAGATAAATTATGAAACTAACTAAAACAGTAACTAGAGTAGAAATGGAAGATGCCATATACAACCCACCGTGGTATATGGGTAAAGCCCACACGGATTTTGATAGAGATACAATTACATATACAGTCATTCCTTTCAATGTAATTGTAGCTTTTATCAATTACCTACTTATTCAAATTCGATTTCGTTTACCTATAAATTTACAAGAAGCTGAAAAACACAATTATTATCAATTAGGTTACAAAAGGGGTTTCGAAAACGGTTGCATTAAGGGTGCTGCTGACGCTAGTGCTCATTGGACAGACAGAGTAAAAAATGGCTTACCAAAGAAAATGTCCTAACTGGCTAGAGAGTTTTATAACGTGGTCAATGCCGAGAAGTGAAGCACCTTCGACCTTCATCCTCTGGACGGGATTATTCACGTTATCCTCCGCACTTAGACGTAGAGTACAAGTTCCCAAAACACTTCTTGGCGGTTGGGCTGCACCACCAAATTTATACGTTATCTTTGTAGCACCACCCGGTAAAGCACGTAAGTCTACAACTGCCGGTTATGCAGATGACTTACTTGACGATGTGCCGGGGATTACACGTTCCTCCACTAGCACCAGTCAAGCCGCTTTAATGAAAAAGATTGCAGACACGGATGATAGCTCTATTTCCATCCTCTCGTCCGAGTTTGCAACCTTTATCCTTAAATCCGGCCTTGATATGTTCGACTTCCTAACCGATATCTACGATGGCAAAAAATCTATTACAAACGAAACCATCGGACGTGGATTTGAGTTCGCGAATAAACCCTGCATTAATATGCTCGCTGCAACAACTCCTGAATGGATTGCAACAGGAATGCCAGAGAGCGTTATTGGAGGAGGGTTTGCGTCGAGAGTCATCTTCATCTATGAAGATAAGGTCCGCAGACGGCAACTTATTTATAAGAATCTCGATTATACCGGAATTAACAGACTTCACGATGATCTTAAATCGGACTTGATTCACATTGCAACGAACATTGCAGGGGATTTTGCGTTCGATAACGTATTAACAGAACAATGGATTAACAATTGGTACGTAGAAAACGCTGACAAACTACCGCCTGAACAGTACAAACTCCACGGTTATTACGAACGAAAGCCCGCTCATATCTTAAAAGTAGCCCAGCTTCTACATGTTGCTTATTCAGATGAACTTGTTCTTACTCAAAAAGATTTAGAAAACGCCATTACAATACTAGAACAAGTCGAAAAGAATCTACCAAAAGCATTTAACATGATTGGTAAAAATCGTTACACTGTAGACATGAGACGTATTCTTGAATACATTCAAGAAAAGAAAAAGGTTGGACGTCGAGAACTGCTTAGTAATTTCTACCAAGCAGCGACACCCAACCTTTTAAACGAACTAGTTGCGGGCTTAATTCAAATGGGAGCAGTAGTTAGTGAATATAACCGAGAGGAAGAAGAAGCCTATTACATAGCAGTATAACTCTACTTCCTCTTAGGTGTGTTACCAGTCCATTGATCCACCACACTAGCTGGACCTCTCTCATAACCTAAACCTAATCCAATACCTGTATTAACTTCCTCAAGTTTTAACTTATAATACTCTCCACTATCATCAATGGTGGGAACGCTAATCGTGTAGCCTTCGCGCACGATTTCGTCCCACCAATTTTTATTTTGTTCATCTACGCGCGCACCTAAAGCTTGGCCCGCTACTTGATATCCCAAGTAACCATTTTGCCACATTTCAAAAGCCCGCCACCAACCACTAACTGCGGAGTAGCCGGGAACCATTAAGGTCGCGTTGCGTAACAAGTTCTTCCTACCTGCCGTAGCAATAAACTCATTATCGTTTGTTGCGTCTCTAGCATTCTGATATGCAGTTACGAGAGGACCACCACCAAACAAGAGTGAGTTTGGTGTAGTCATCCAACCGGATAAGTTAAATCCAGTAACAGCGTCGGCAGCGCGTAGAGCGATTTGAACTTCTGAAAACCTACGCATTCTTCCTACACGTTCTCCTAAATCCCCCAACGTTGCTAACTTTCCTACAAATCTACTTTGCCACGCTGTCCATTGACCAAACTGACCAAACACTTTACCAGCTAACTTATCCCAACCTAAGGGATGGTTCATGGCCCCATACACAAATCCTGTTTGTGCCCCATTAACACGCGCTAAGAACTTAGCGGCGTCTTGATATTGTTGCTTAGTGATAAGCCGGTCGAACTCTAGTTGAACGGAAGGATCGAAGGCGCTTAGACCAATCTTTTTATACACTTGCGCTTTATTCTCACTCCCATTCACTAATCCCTTCAACGCTTCCGCCGTGTTCGTAAACGATTCTAGGAACGCCGCCGAATGAAAGTTGTCATAAGCAGTTTTCTGCATCGAACCCGTAAACATGACATTCATGTAACCTTCCATGAGGCCACGCCCAAACTCACGAACAACTCCGGGTTGTTCACCGGGAACGGAGAATTCAATAGGACTGAATTCACCAAATTGACCGGATTTCTTAAAGGCTTCCCGGAGTTCCCTCATTTCTCCGGTAGGTGCTAGGTACTTCAACAACCTTCTCGTTCTCTCCAATCCATGTAATGCATAATAGTTACCAATCATTCCTACAAAGTCACGCGCACCTGCAACTGGACGTAAACCCTGTGCAGAAGCTTCAGCAATACCAATGTAGCGATTGAAGGTTTTACTGAACAGTTCAGCAACGTCTTTGGGACTACGCTGGATACCTAACGTTTTTAAGAACTCCGAAGTATGCTCTGCCGTAGCATCAGCAATACGCTTACTACGGCCCGCCATACCTTCTAAGTAATCTACCATCCTTGTCTCGATCTGTTGTGCATTCTTAGGTGCAGTAAGAGCAATACGTTTTACTTCTGCACTTATAGCATTCTTAGCATTGTTCCATGCTTCATTAAAGCCAAGCTCCTTTTTAATCGCACCAGTAGCATAACGAACTAACAGAGACATTGGATCTCTGTCAAGCATGTCGTTATTTAGCTCACCAGTGCGTATGAGTTCGCTAACAAACTCGTCAGGGCGACGCGACTTTAAAATATCTTCCTCAATAATAGCATCAGGGAATTGTCTATAGTGAGGAATGTACACTCTGATAATGCGATCTTCTGCAATACCAGTAAGTTTGCTCAAGTCTCTAAAGTGGTCATCAAGCATCCGTGCAGCAACAGTAAATCTACCTTTAAGGTGTTCGGGAACACGTTGCTTAAGAAACTCATCTCGCGTAAGCCCAAACTTAGGGTCAAGTGCTTGTGCATAACGAGTAATAGCTAATAGAGAACTAGTATTCATATTACTAGCTGTTACTCGTTGAAACATTTCAAATGCTTTCATATGTAAGTCGTCCATTTGCATTTGATCTTTATGGACAGACATTACAGCTTGGAAAGCTTCAGGTTCTAATCCACGCTTCTCAGCATTGATATAAGCACGACGATACTTGAATACTTTATCAAGATCCACCTTGTTATCATACAACCATTGACCATCAGTAACTTCCTGTTTGGTCATTGAGCGGTGGAGGAGAGACGAGCGAACCTCGTTAGCACTAAGGGTTTCGGTGTAATCAAGTAAAAGTGCCCGCTCAGCACTAGTCATTCCCTTTAATACGTTGTCTAAGGGAAGGAACTTAACTTTCAGAGGTGTTACCTTACTAACATATTGTCTATGCAATACTTGTAAGCTATCGAATACTCTTGCGTAAAGACTTGTACGATACGTGTTATCAATAGATTTAAAATAATCGCCTCTAGCTGTTAACCAGGGTAAGCGAATATTGAGATAGTCAGCAATACCACCCAAGAACTTACTACCATAATTCGCTTCAAAGGGTTGCTCATACGCTTTAGGATACCTAACAGGCATACTCGGAGGTAACACAACTCCATCAGGAACAGGAGAATCAACAAGATCAATATTCTTCTCTTGTCCTGATTTATTAACAAACGCTAATGCTTCTTCACCGTTGCTGAACTTTTCCAGTACCTTCCCATCTTGTACTCTCCTTAATATCACACCCCCACCCGGAACCATGTCGAAGTACATATTGTTCGTAATGGTAGCTACACTAAGTCTAGACGCAACCTCAGTATTAGCATCAATGTGACGTTGACGCTCCTCTAAGAGTCGGTCTATAGTAGCTTTGAGAACTGCGTGTTCTTCGTCGGGCAGTAGCTTTTCGAGACGTTTATTAAATCTACTAACAAACTCATTTCTTAACGCAGGTATATCAGCTTGTGTGAATCCCTTTTCCTGCACAAAGGACTCAAACAAGTTATTGAAATTTATGCTAGCTGAACCCCTTAACTTATCATACGCTTCTGCTAGCTGAGAAATCGTATGATAGAACTCAGCAAAGTATTGATTCAAAACTCTATCATACTTATCTTGAAGCTTGTTCTTTAATGGTGTAATCTTCACACCATCCATTTCTTGCTTGAGAACAAGTAGGCGGGCTCTTGCTGCATCACTGCCGGGAGCGGGCGTTGGTGTTGCCTGCTTAACACTTTGTAGCTCTGATACATTCTTATTAACATCACCTTTACCTAACTCAAACTCCAAACGGTCAATATCATTAGTTGATGTACTCAAGCTTTTGATCGTTCCTAGTACACCAAAATCCTGATTCTTTAACAAACTCGTGTCACCAATCAACTCGCTAACAGCACCAGCAACTTGCTTGAATCGCTTGTCGAAGAATTCTGTTTCACCAATACGAGGACTTTCTCTATTTCTAATTGCGCCATAATCATCATACAGCTTGGCTAAAGCTTCATTCAAATCTTTGTACTTTGAAATATAATAATTAGCAATATCACTCGGTGACCCTGTGTACCAAGTTCTAATTGCTTCACGGTCGAATGCGTCTTTTTCTTTGTAATTAAGCTTAAGGTCTTGAGTAATATTTCTAAGTAAATTATCACTATCTACAGAAGGATGTGATAATCCTTCCAACAGGGTATTAATATCAACTTTCGCCACTGTACCTCTAGCTAATACATATTCAACTACATCCCCACCTAAACCGATAATATAGTTTAGTTGGGGATTTTGCGTTTCTGCTGGTCCAACTTTCTTAGGTTCAGCTAAACCTAATGATACTAAAGCATCGTGTTTTCCTCTTTCAAAATTAGGATTCTTAGTACCATTTCCCTCTTTTAAATATCCAATCATCTCTGGTTGAACTTTCAAAGCACCAACGTCAACTAGTTCTGTAACAATTCCACCAATATAAGTCATGTTCAACAACCGTAGTGCTTCTGTATCATTTGGCACTATCTTATTAAAATGATCGTACAATGAATCTAATGCTTCATTAATGGATTTTCTAGAATTAAGATAATGTGTAACAATACGCACACCGTCACCAGTTAACCATACTTCTGTATCATCGTGGGTTAATGGTGTTGCAATCTTTTCTCCTTCGGTCTTGCTTATAATATGTGCAATAACAGTTTCTCTATCAAGCCCCATCTCAGGGTCATTAATTGCTTCATTTAAGATATCAAATGGAGCATAGTTAAGTAACATCCTTTGTTGTTGATTTTTATCTAAATTACCATAACGCAACATGAAATTTGTGTAACGCTTAGACCCCTTAAATTCTTTACCAACAACACTCCCCTTCGCCATCTTAGCCTTCAATGCTTCCAACTTCGCTTCAACAGTATTTGGAGAGCGAGGAATAATTGTAGCTTGTGCAGCATTGGGAACGTCGCGGATGTCGTTGTGCTTGACTGAAAGCTCATTACCCTCACTGTCCTTCAACTTAATAACGTCACCATCTTGACCCTGAACAAAATACGACTTCCCATTAACAGAAACTTCCTCTTGCGGAATAAAGCCCGTTCGTTGAAAGAACTCAATGTGCCCAGTTGGTGTATTCTTATCTGCAATCAATACATCAAACGTACCATCAGCATTCTTTCTGCTGATTCCTTGGCGCACGTTCTTAACAACATCATCATCCTCTAGTTTGGGAGGATTATTTATCAACTCCTTTAATTCTGCTTCCTCTCTAATTAAATTACTTTCCAACCTTGCCCGATCAGCAGCAAATTCTACAGTACCAGCAGCTTTAATTGCTTTGATGTCAGCAATAATACGTTCCTTAATGTCTATCTCATCTTCATATGCTTGATACTTAGCTGCCCCCTTTTCTGTGAACAATGTCTCTGCGTGAGCAAAACTAGAAGCAATATCAGCAGATTGCACACCACGAACGATCTGTGCTCCCGGTATGCGTAACTTACCAGTGATTACAGCTTGAGCTAGATTATCAGCTGTAGCTATCGCCTCTAACTTCGCTGTACCAGAATTGATACTATCATCAATGTAAAGCTTTAATTGACGCTCATAGAGTAAGTTACGAGCTACAGTCTGAATAAGCTCGGGAGCTTCTAGAACGTTCCTTCCTCTAACACCTTGAAAGAAATCCACCGCAAACCCTAGTGGAATTCCCATAATGGTATTAAAGACGATATTCTTAAATGCATCTTTATTACCAGCTTCACCAACAATACCGCCCGCTAAACCACCCACTGCACCACCCACCGTATCACCGATTAGATCGCGAGCTAACTTACCTAAACGTGGACCACGTGCAGCATTTAGTAAAGCTTCACGACCAACGGTTTGTGTTGTACCTTTTACTAAGTTCTCTGCAATTTCTTTTCCTGCTTTCCTAAACGCACTTCCAGCCAAAGCTTCCTTTGTCACCATAGAAGCTCCACCAGTAGCGAAAATCATGATACCGTCAGCAAGGGCGTCTCGCATCTTTTCAGCCCTTTCCTCGGGCTTTAAGGCCCTCAAATCCTCACCAAAGGCTGTGTTTGCGAGAGTTTCAATGGGTCGCCCAACCATCTCCAAAAGCCCCAAGCCTAACGCGGGAACCCCTTTGGCAATAGTTGATAACTTTTCATCGCTCTTAGCAAAAGAGCGAGCAGAGTTGACAAACTCTTGTGCTCCTTCCGCACCACCACTAAGAGCCTGTACTCTAGCTGGAGTAAGGTCTTGTACACCAGAAATAGTGTAATCACCAATAGCTAACAGCTTGTTATAAAGCGCTACTGTAAAATCACTATAATCAGTGTTTTGTAAGTTAGTTAAAATTTTGTATCTATCAGCCAAGGCTTGCTTATTAATCATGTAATAGCCCGGCGTAAAAGCTTGCATGGTACGGGCTAAACCTGAAATATACGATGTAAACGTAGTACGAGGTATACTATCGTCAACTTCGTCTAAAACACTATAATCAATCTTAGTATCTACTGCTTTTCTAGTAGATGATTTTCCCGGCGCTGTTTGCTTAGGTTCTTCCTCCTCAAGAATGCTCCAATCAATAGGCTTGGGTCCAGTCATTATTTTTTCCTCTCAGACTTTCTGTTAGCCTTAACATAGTTCTCAATAGCAACACCAACTAACCAGTTTTCCTCAGAAGTTTTAGGATTGGTGGCTACAGCATCTCTAACTTGCTCATCGGTATAGCCCGCTTTAAGAAACTGATCGCCAATGTTCTTAGCGATCTTTTTCATCTTAGCACTAGTAATAGAATCACCTTGTGCAGTTAAGTCTCTAGCAATTTCTTCCGGTGTACGTAAATCAACATTACCTGTATCTGTAGCTGTGGGAATAACGCCCGGATAATCGTCAGTAAAATTGGGTGCAATAGTTTGTTCTTCTGTTACTTCGGTTCCACCTTCGTCAATGATTTTAATGCGGGGTTTACTAGGCGTACCCAAACCCATAAATCCCTGTTTAATTCCCCCCTCATCATAAACCGCCGTAAACTTCTTTGCACCGTACATTGATTTAATTCCATACAACTCATTTAGTTCTTCTGCTGCTGCACGTAATACACCAGGATCACCCTTGGCATTCTTAACACGTTGATAGACAGCACTAATACCTCTACCAACTTCGATCTGTCTCTTGCTCAGTGTAGCCGTACCAAAGGTTTTAACTGCTTTAGCAGTTTCTAAAACGTCACGTTCCTCAGGAGTAAAGTCAGTCTTACCTTGTTTTTGTTGCCACAATAACTGTGTAGGGTTAATTCCCATCTTAGCATAATCACCATCACCAAATAGAATTAACCTGTGTGCTTCAATACTGCCAACTTTACCTACATCATCACGTTGTCCAATAGCTAACGTCATTCTCCTAAAATCACGAGCTTCTTCACGACGTTCAGAGGATGAGTCATTAGCTAATTCCTTTTGTAGTCTTATGTTCTCCTCTCTTATCTCCGCTTGCAATGCTGGTCCTGTACGGGGATCGATTAAAAGCGCAGACATTTCTCTACCAGAAATGCTGCCATTTTTCCACGCATTATACATTGCCCGACTACTTTTGCCGGGATTCTGCTTGACGTAGGTATCAACTTCTTCAAAATTGCTTAACTCAACATCTTCCTGCCGAGCTTTAAGTAAATTCACACCTAATCTATGTTCCCAATACTGTTGCTGAACTCTAGGACTTTGTTGACCAAGCCACTTATAACCCTTTCCTTCCTGTTCTGCTTCTAAACGCTTAACTTCGTTATCATAAGGATTACCGGCACCAGCAGCTTGTGAGCCAGCTACTTTAGCGGTAACAGGATCCTCTAATGCACTAATGCCCGCATTAGTAACCTTATCCTTCAACAAGGAGCTAGGCGAAGGATTAACTTTGTTTACGAGCTTTGCAACGTTCTTTAATCCCATTTCCTCTAACATACCGGGATTACGAACAGCAAACAAAGCAAACTTCTCAGCAAGTTCAGGATCAGCTCTAATAGCTGTCCCTAATTGCTTCTTCATTGCATAGTTAGGATCAATCAAGCCCGCAACAGTATCACCTAATTGTTGAATGACCGGGCCTAATTGTTCATGTAAACCTGGGAGAATCTGTACCATTGATTAAGCTCCCTGAGAAGCACTGATAATCTTAGCAATTGATCCAATTAGATCAGAACCAACACCAATACCTTGAACCCAATTATTGGGTTGCATTACGGTCTGACGTTGGGGAATTCCAAGTTGACTAATTCCTGCGATAGCTTGTATAATAGGGAACAATGCTTGCAATTGCAAACCACCAATTGCTTGCGTAAGTTTTGGAGCTTGCTCTGATCGAAGTAATGCCTCCGAATAAGCAGCAGGTGTACCATAACCTAACCCTTGTTGACCATAACGAGCGCGTAATGCACTTGCTTGACGTTCAGTATCCTTGCTAATCATTTCCATCAGGGAGTTTCCCATTGCTCCACCACCGGGAGACAATAGGTTGTTTAAAACTCCACTGATTCCTAACGTACTACCAATCGCACCACTACCGGCGGGTTGCTGACCACCAAAGGAACCGGTGTTTAATGCACCTTGTAACCATGCGGTAAAGTCATCAGCTAATCCAGTAGCACTACCGCCACCAACTGTTCTTTCTTTCATGCCCATGAGTCGGTTTCCTCTTTGAGAATGCCGTAACAGTTGATGTCAAACCAGTTATTATCGTAGAGTGCAGCCTTTCTTTTACGTCCTTCCTTAGTAAAACCTACTTCTTCTACGAATTTAAACACGTAATTTGATGCATAATAGGGAATTTCAGCAGTAAGTCTCCTAAACTTGTACTTACCAAACACGTATTTAACCATTTCTCTCGTTAGTTTTACTCTTCCAATGTGCTTTTTATCGAAAAAACTGTAATGTACCTTCGCATCTATGCCAGGTTGAATGTCTGTGAGATAAAAAACACCCACAAAATCATCAATAACCCAAAAAAGTCCAGTAGATTCAATCGGAGTTTCACCTCTAGGGTTAGCCAAGACAGAAATGAAACGGTGAAAGTCCTCTCCAATCTCTCTACCAAACAATGTTTTAAAGTTTTTGGATTTTTCCCAAAACTTTTTCAGATTTTCAGGAGTAAAGTATAGTGGACGCACCTCACGCTTTACTTTACCTACCTTTGATTCAACACAAAGTGCTGATACAACGGGCTCTTTATTCATTTTAGCGCAGGGCCACTCTCATAAACGTACACTTCGTAACTAACAAGCGAAAAACTTACTGTAGAAGAACTAATACGAAAAGCAAAACGTCTAGCTTTTACTGATCTTACACGTTTAAATATGCGAGGAATACCAAGTTCAGTTACACTAAAAACCTTTTCATTGTTCCATCTACCATCTTTATAATATTCTAGTAGGATATCACCACTTCCTGCATAAGCTTCTACTTCAATTCTAACTTCAGCTACATATATATCGAGTCGAGGAAGTGTAAATATCTTACTAGTTAAAGAAAAATCTATAGCAAGTGTATCATCTAATGTAGCAGTTTGATTTTCTAGCCATAATTCACCAGTCTTTAACCCTAAAACTTTAACTGAAGGTTGAATAATATTAGGTGAGAGTGCATCTGCGGTACCAGTAAGGCTATCAACAGGGATATCACCCAATTGATCGGCAGATAAAGCACCAAAAGAAAGCTCTACTTCATCTGCGGAACTGACATTAGAGTAAATATGATAAGTCCAAGCTTGTGTTTGGAAATTATATGTCCAGCCAATTACTATGCTACTGCTTGTTTGTGGTACATAAAGTGTATATTCGTGCGCTTTTCCATTATAACCTGAAAAAATAAGTTCTTTGTTACCAATAGAACCAAATAATCTACTCTCTATGGGCGTAGAAATAGCTTGCTTACCTTGACCTGGAACTAAAACCCAAATTGCTTGAGTCCTAGTATCGAGCCAAACTAAGCCAAACTCAGTAAGTTGAATGGAAAATGGCACATTACAACCAACATTCAAGCCCGCGTCACGAAAGTAGAAGGGAGCTTGAGGAATTGGTTGTGGAGTACCAAGCCAAATGGAACGTTCTCTTAATATAACTAATTCATTATTAAAATTGAATAAGCCTGTGATATAATCGCTAAAATCACTAGGCGACGTAACGAGAGGGGAATAGCCAGCTTCTTCGTTAACTGCTGGATCCCACTCAGAAATACCAGTAACACCAGTAGCAGACCAACCAACTTGAACTTCGTTATCACCTCTAAGTGCAGCACCAACAATACGATCATTAATTGCCGTAATGAATCTATATTCAGGAGCGTTTCCAAGAGTAGAAACAACACCCAAATCAGTATCCACAATACGTATACTATCAGCGCCGTTATTAGAAAAGATAAACTTATTGAAAGCAACGAGTGTGTTGAATCTATCATTAATGCCACCAGTTAACGCACCAGTTACAGCAGACCAAGCATTACCAATGAGAAGATGTACACCTAAATTAGTAAATCTAATAGTGTAACTATTTCCATTATCTTGACGGAAATAAGCAATTTTTAAAACAGTTTCACCATCTGGCTTAAATGGAGACATAAGCCAGTTTCCATATCTCTTGCTAGTTTTATCCTGTCTAATGCTTGCATTTTTAGCTTCTTGTAAAGCTCCGCTATCAATATCAGCAGGATCAAACTGACTAATCATGCCTTTATTGACACGGCTTTCAATAAATGGGCGAAGTTCAAATGTCAGTTTGGTAGCCATTATATTGTATTCAAGTGCGACGGTGTATCATACGTTACTTGCATTCCATACAACCAAGTCTGATCCCCAGGATTTCCAATAGGGCTAATACGGAAATAATAGAATTGCGTATCTAATGTAATAAGAGATAAACCAGCTAAGTTGCTAAAAATGATACTACTAGATGCACTACTAAATGTAGTACCTACTATCTCTGTAGGACCAGATCCATCAATACCTACAGCCATCAAATCTACATCAATATTTTGTAAGCCTGTGCGCTTAGCTAGGAGTCCATATGATCTAATGGTAACTCCGGACGGAAGCTTTATTCCAGCATAAGCTGGATAGCTTTCTGGAATTCTAGCATAACCATTAAAATAAGCGCTATCTATAACAGCGCCATTATCTTCGTTGAACTTAAATTCAGTAAAAGGAATATTTAAAGTTTTTAATTTCTTTCCACTAACTGTAGACTTAAGCACTAATGGATCAACAGCCATACTTTCTACTAACGTAGCTTCTAAGCGTTCTCCTATATCTTGTTTAGCTTGTCTAATATAATCATCTAACTGATTCGCTGGGATTGTTCCCGGCGGAGTAGTAATAGACCAAGCTCTAGTAAATGGCATTATAACACCTTACGACCAGTAAGTAAACGAACAAGAACTAGAACGAGAATAACAACAAGTAATAAATGAATAAGCCCGCCCCCAATATGGAAAGCGAACCCACCGCCCCAAAGTAGAAGCAAGATTATGATGACTACTAAGAACAAATCCATAAATCCTCTCTATTCATGTTCATACCAAACACCATGAAACATAGTAAAGGTATATACTATGTTAGCAGCCAATACTTTATCGCCCAAAGCATTCGTTTGAATGTTCGCATTGTGGGAAACGGTTAAATTCCCATTGCCTAATATAAAGAGCGACTGACAATCTTGACCATCAACAAAGTCGGTGATAGTTGTTGCTCCCACTGGTGATTCCCAATATTCTTGATTTCTTACACTAGGTGTAGCATTACCAGAAGGAAACCTGGCTATAACTCGCCTCTCCAACAACAGCCTCGTTTCCTTCTCAGTTATAATTTTATCACTCACGTTGGATTGTCCACCTGAATCCAAATACGTTCTCCCGGTCGTTTTCCCTCAGTACGATCAAGGTGAATGCTACCACCAGCGTAAACGCCTAACCTAGTACAATCCTTTTCCATTGCAGCTTTAACAATTAAGTAACGCGCGTGATTCCAATTGGGATCATCAGGTGTTGGGTTTGGTGCAATATCTACTGCTTCTACAATCGTGTCCGTGTGCGCAGAATCCTTAGCACCACCAACACTCTTGTTGTGAGCTTTCGTCCTACCGTCACTAGAAATAATAAATGGTACGCCTGCAAGATCGCGTACTTCATCCAACCACAACATAAACTGATAACCCATTCGATCTGGGAAATCAAACTCTAACGGATGGAAATAACGTAGCTTTTTCCAATCTTCTTTCTTCATTGTTCTATCACTAAACACGGCTATTCCTTGGTTGGAATTTTTCGTTATCACTACGTCCCTGTAAGAAACCTTCTATACTAGAAATACGCTCACTGTTTGCGTTGGCTTGTCTTTGTGTATCTTCGGCAATTTTCTTCGTTTCTCTTGACAAAGTTTCAATACGGCCTAATATCTCTAACTTTCTATTAATTTCCAATATTGCATTACCTTGTGCTTTAATTGCTTCTAATGAAGCTGTAACGGAATCAGTATTAGCACTTGCTTGCGTACAACCATCATCCCAATCTTTGATTTTATCTTCAAAGATTCTATTAAAGCGTTTCCTAAAAACACTATCAGCTAATGGTGTAAATAGAATTCTGACAGCTGTCCAAACACTACCAATAACCGCAAATGCAGCTATTACACCGCCTGATATTTTTCCCCATAAATCCCAATTCATGAGTAATCTGGATTATAAGCAGACTCAGATAGGAACATAGGCTTAGTAGCTTCGTCGCTACTAACAATTGGTGTATATGCATCTGAAGCAGAAACTAGAAATGTAGAAGATCCTACTGATTCAAATGAACTTCCAGCTATTATAAACGAACTCACAGCTGTAAAGAACTCACTTATAGTTAGTGCGCTAGAACCACTTTGAATCCAGCTTGCTTGTATAGGAGTAACACCATCAGCAATAAAATTGCTAGATCCACTAGCAGTAAAACCAGAATCAAACTGAGTAAATTTTTCTTCAGTTAATGTTAATACAGAAGTACCAGTGGGATTAAAAGAAGAAGCATAACCGAGACTTTCTGTAAGAGTAAGACTAGCATTACCCGACTCTGAAAAACTACTATCATGTATGGTCATGAAGTTTCACCATAAACAATAGAAGCAACTGGCAGATTCAAAGTATCGCCCGCATTAATAGTACGTGGCGTTGACAATGGACCAACAATTAATAAGTCATTAACACCTCTAACACCTCCTCTAGCAATTGCAGCATGTGTTACCGTACCAAATCCTGCTCCAGTAGCAGGACCAAAAAGAATAGCTCCTGGATTATTAACAGAAAAGTTTCTAGCAAAAGGTAGAACAGTTGTAACTAAATCTAGCGTCAATGCTTGACGAGCATAACTAACGCCCGCAACTACTTCATCACCAGCATATCCATCATCGTAACGTGTAAGGGGATCGGGACCTTGTGTCGGATCGGCTGTAAATAAACACATAAACAATCCAGAAGGTCGAGACGGAGCAACAGTACTAAGATCGAGAAAGTATAAAAGAATATCTCTACGAAGGTTCGGAGTCTTAGCCATTAGTAACGTCTCCGTAAAACCTGTAAACCAGCCATTTGATCGTAACCACGTTCCTTAGCTTGTGTCGGTTGCTTAGTGCTAATAAGCTCCATCATCTCTTGCTTTGCTGCTCTCGCTCTATTCCAATCACCAATATCAATAAATGCACGGTAAATTCCACCCATTTCAATAATTTCATGCCAAGCTTGTGGAATAGGTGGAGTTAAATTAGTATCACTTAGATCATCAAGAGTTGTAAGATAACGAACCGTAACGAGATATACGTCGTCAGGTGTGGGATAAATAATTGCTGTCTTATCTTCTCTTACATAACGAGTTGGTTTTCCATAAGCTTCAATATCAGAATCATATACACTTTCATATTCAGTTCGCTCCATGTAACCTAATGGAGTATGACTATTGTCATATAGATCACGAACTGAAAGTACCTGAATAGCTTCAAAGGGATCGGGCATAATATACTTTCTAACACCCAATACCGTATTGAAACTAACGGTACGTTCTTTTTCTCTAAACTTAATAATATCTAAAATGTCCCAATATGCCCGATTTAAGAGTAGTGTAGCATCTGAATTGGACATATCAACTTCATCAACACCTAATGCTTTGCGTAAGCGGCTACGCATTTGATCTAAGTTAAGTGCCATTTATTAGCTCCGCAAAGACACTGATGTAGGATTCAGAGCCACGCTTAACAAACTTAACACTAGTACTTGTACCAATTGTTATCTTTACACCTTGCAATGGAATTTCATAATCTTTCCCATCGAGCAGAAGGGATAGTTTACTATCAACTACCCCCTCTTGCTCGATGTTCCATGTACCTGCTTTCAATCTAACACTAGGGCCGCACACCGCGATTTTGGGATTCGCACCGGATAATAATACGAGTCGCATAGTGTTACTGTGTGTTAGTGTTACTGTTCAAACCGCGTTCGCGCCAGCCCAACCACGCCAATCAACAAACCACACTAAGAAACGAGTGCTAGCCTTATACTTCGCAGCATCCGTCTCAAAGTCAAACGTATCGTCAAACTCAACAGCACGACGAATGACCATGTGAGCATCATTCATCTTGCTGTTAACAAGGAAGTACGAACGCGGGTTAGCCTTGTAGTGCGAAACAAATACCTTCGGCTTTAACCGCATTCTGATTGCGTTCTCTTGGTTGTTAGCCGTAAAAGGCTCCAACTGAGAATTGAAAATCTGCAACGCAATGTTCATATCGGTCGTGCTGTTGCCGAGGATTAACGTATCCGGCCACGCACGAACAGGATCACCGTTCTCATCCTTCATCTGCGAGAACAGATCCATAAGCGACGTGATACCAGCAACCGACAGGTTCACGTCAGAAGCAGGGCGGTTAGCAACCGTCGTGCTCGTACCGAGCAACGTGTGCGCGGTATGAATCAGAGGAAGGTTATCAATACCTCTGAAAAAGTTACCCGTAAATGCATCATCGAGTAACGCTGCTGCACGATACTCGTAGGTCATACGAGAAGCGTGAGCTAACCACTTAGCAGCTTGGTTAGCTTTACCATACTGATCGTCCTCAACTGCACGACGAGTGATGATAAAGCCTAACGCAAACTCCTTATCAACACCGATTACCTTCGGACCCATCTTGGGGTACTCGTAGGTAATCGGTTCACCTTCCCCACGTTCAACTAAACGGGAGAGTCCCGTCATAGTTGTAGCTTGTTGTTCGGGAAGGTTACTAGTTTCTACACGTAAGAAACTAGGATACTCCGGCTCATAGTAGTCGAAGTTATCACGGAAGTCCCGACGTAAGCCGGGACGATAGAGCATGTTAAATGCGCCACTAACTTGCATTTTGATAGTCTCCCTTTAGGTTAGTATTATGGCATCGCTAAAACACTTTCGATAAACTTAAACACGAAAGCGTTAAGCTCAGGGAGAATATCCACGATCTCAACAGCAGGAGTCGTGGGGTTAGCCATGTCGATAACCCAATCGTTACCAACTTTGGCAAGCGAGTACTGCTCACCAATATGCGTCTGAGTTGGCACAACTGGATCAGTACCACCGTTAACACCACGAGCCGTGAAGTTCGTGTGACGATCAGCAATTGCAACACTAACTTCTTGCGCACGACCAGTAGCAAAAACGATACTGGTGCTATCAGCTAAACCATAGCCCGGACCAGTACCAGCGTCTTGGAGTGCGATTCCACGAATACTTTGTGGATCAGCAGCGGTTTCCACAATTTGACCGTTAACATCATCAACAACTGGAGCACCGCGCTTAAAAACTTGCCCGGTTGCATACGCTAAAACTTGTACTTGCGGCACGCCTTGATGAAAGCGTGCAGGCTGGATTGTGCGACCCATTTGTTATGGCTCCTTTAACCCAAGTGCGTTAGCTAATTCATCTCTGTTAGCTTGGCGGGCAGTCCCTTCGTTAAATACGGGAACAACCCCATCAGTATCCTTACGCGTAAGCTTACTAAAATCCTTCTCTTCCTTTTGCTCATTACGAGCATCCTTCGTTAATCCACTAATACGTTGAGCATGACGATCCATAACAAAATCAATATCTTCCTTGTTTTCTCTGCTAGTAATCATGTGCACAACGTCACCCACGATCACTCTACCAGTACCATCATTGTTTAACTGAGTACGAGGAACGTAATCAGTGTTAATCTCAAAACCTAACAACTGCATCCTATGAATCTCCATAGGATCATTACGCACCCACTGACCAACTAAGTGTGGAGGAAGATCAACATGAAGATGATCTTGCACAACACCACGATCTAATACTTGAGCTAATCTAGCTCGCCGTTCTTGCCGAGTTTCCGTTGGAGCTTTGTTAACTTCCTGTTGAGCAACAGTAGTGTTACTCTGTGCGAAGGTTATAGTACCAACATTCGCAACACTTGCTTGCTCGTGATTCTGTGTTGAAGGTGGGTTATTAGTAGAAGGTTTTGCGGTATTGATAATCTTTTCATCGGGCTTGACCACGACGGGAGTACGCTCGGTAGACATTATTTAGGTTGCTCCTTATCACCTTTATAGAATGCAACATCTTGTGCGGGCATTTCCATCCACCGCCAATATTCTTCTTCATTCTTAAAACCGTTCTCACGCATTAAACGTCGCTCATTCTCCGTCAACGCACGGCGAGTTGGTTTATTATCCTGGCGCGTCGGTGGTGCAGGAGGATTTGGACGTAAATGCGGCGGATTAATCACGTTAGTAGGAGCGGGATTAGGAGTTGGTGTTGGTTCAGGAGTTGGTATCTGTTCAACCTCATTACCTTTCCACATTCCTGATTGCTGCATACCAATTGCTGCTAACAATGCACCTTGAACATTGTTCAAGGAACTAGTATCAATACTAGAACACAATTGATCTAATAAAGGTTCGATAGAAGGAAAATACTTACTAAACCTTCCATCAGCCTTCAACGTTTTCTTGTGTTTATCGTAAGCAGTTTCAGCTTGAAACGACTTAGTAAACTCAAGTAACGGTGCAATAGTTTCCTTCAGTTGCGTCTGAATCTCATTTCTGATTACAGAAAGAGGATTAGCATAAAACTCTTTCTGTTCATCTTCAGGAGACTTAGGTGGAGTCTGTTGTTGCCGTCTTACTTCATCTAACTCTTTTTGTAAACGCTCACGCTCTAATCGTTCAGCCCTTGCATTTTCCTGCAATAATGCAACCATCCCACTATTATCAATAGACGGAGGTGAAGGTGGTGGGGGAGGAGACGGTGGATTGTTGTTCGGTTGCTGTCCCTGCGTCTCTACTGTTTCCGTTTCGTGTTCCATTTTCGAGTGTCCTTACATAACTAGAGTTAATAGATTCTAACACGGTTAAACCAACATTAAAACCTTGAACCTTTCCCCTTTTTTCATATGCATCGAATTGATCTTTAAACGCGACCATTTCCCGCATATGAAGGACTTGCAAATGTCGGAATAGCTTGATTAATGGCGCCCATCCCTCCGTTTTGACCAGGTAAGATAAGTCCTTGACTTCCGCCGGACTGAGAAATTTGGTTAAGTCCATTTCCATTGCCAGTCACCGCTTGAATTAGTTCACGCAATATGATACGATCAACATTTCTAACATCAAAGGTTTCGAGAATTTGAACCATAATCTCTGTTGCACCAGACATACCCTTTTGTGCAATAAGTGCTGCTAACTGTGCATTACCAGTCAGTTGAGCTAATGACAACATTCCTGTAAGATACTGTTGGAATACAGGAGCAATTTGCAACCAGTTCTGACGGTCAAGGAGTTTGTTTTGTTGTTGTCCAGTAGTTTTAAGTTCTAACAGTAATCCATTACTAACCAACCTCTCAGGCATATTAAACAACTTTGCAACTTGACCCTCAACATCAACATATTCAAAATATTCTACTGTACGCGGACCGAATATATGAATGTTGACTGCTGTCTTTTTAATGGAACGATCTAAGAAATCTTTGAAGTTTCCGTAGTGATAATCAGATTTCTTCTGTCCTTCTTGAATACGAGATAAGTCGCTAGTTGCTGTACCGGGAGTACCAACTTGTGGCATCCCAAGCATTACTTCATTAACACCAGTTCGTTGTTGTAAGTAGATCAACGAACCTTGTTCGTCAGCAAAACTAGAAGGATAGATTTCTGCTAATTGGAAAGAATCAATGTGATCCATGTTATCAACGAACCACATCTTTCCAGGCCAAATTGGTTCGTTAGGACCATACTTGCTTAAGGATGATACTTTAATCATCCTCATGTTTGCTAGTGTAGCATTATCCAATCTTTGTCTGTGTTGAGTTGTAATCTCTCTTTGAAAATGTTCTGACTGCTTACAAACACCCATGCCCGTCCAACGATGTTCAACTGGAAAGTAGATTCCAATCTCGTAAGGACGAGACAAATCTGCATACCAATTATAACGCACACTCATTAATGTGCGCGATTCTTTATGATAATGTACTACGATTTCTTCATCTCTACCATCACCATCAACGTCGAATGCTAACCAGATTTCTTTCCACTGAATAGTCTTAGGCCAAACTGGCTTGATATTATCTAAGTCTTGTTGTTGCTGTTTAAATTTATCAGGATTCTGTTGAGAATCGGCGATCCATTTTTCTAGGTTATCTCTTGTTCCTTCCTTGAAAAGTCCACCATATTCTAAGTTAATAACATCGTAAGCGGTCTTTTCGTGTTCCTCGCCAACCCACGGCGAATTCTCAGGATCACGAGCATAAAAAGGCATCAAGAAGCGTGAAATGGGTACTGCATCCATACACGCACCTTGCTTAGTCACTACGTCAAATGTCGTTTCTTCACCATTAGGTAATGTGATAACAGCTTTCTTCACCAGCCTTTCATAACCCATTTTTCCAACACAAGTACCATACTTTACTCTCTCTAAATCTGTATCAACAACGTATTGTCTAAAGTTAATACCATACTTCAACTCATGATCGAAGAAGCGCTCAAACGGTCTAGCACTATCACTCCAATCAGGAGCTTTAGCTTGAGCAGAAACTAACTCTTTAACAGCAAATACTGTTGTAATATTACGTGCATGAACAGTCTCGACAGCAATAGCACTTAACGGAATTTCAATTGTAGCTGCACCTTTAAATGGAAACTCAGCTAGCTCAGTAGAAGGCTGAGCCCAATAAATCTGTTGCCAACGGTTTAGGTCATCAATAAACCTGCCCCGTTCAGCATAGAAATTTTCCAATTCTGTATTGAGGTAACTGATTAATCTTTCCTCAGTATCCTCATCTAACACTAACTGTCTAGGATAAGGCATGTTCCTTCTTATGACAAGATTGACAAAGGAACTCTAAGTTGTTTAAATCAAGAGCGCGCAAAGGGTGAGTGTAAATACGAAGCTTATGATGAGCGTGGTGACCCACACAGCCACAACGATTACAGAGTCCAACATAACGCTCACGGCAACTCTGCCTAAGTATTTTCCAGGCTTCGCTCTGATAGAATTTAGTACGTAACTTAAGATAGACATACTTTAGTTTCTTCTCGGATATACGACCTTTCCTATACAGTTCTTTATGTAACTCGATTTCTTCTAAGATTCTAAATGCTACGTCAAGAGGACCACGATAAGTTATACCACCCTTAACGGAAGCCTTCTTAGCACTAGAATCTAGTTTCTTTCTGTAAGCTGATATGTACTCTGAGTAACTCGCCATTCTAGCCACTACTCGCTAGTCTAAATTCGTAACTAGTGAAAGCTCCGTTAGGTGGTGCGGTGAAGGGCTAACTACTATGCTTCTGCCCGCCAAGTAACTGCTAACGGAAGTGCGTGGGGTCAGCATCCAAGCCTCCGTGTGGCGTGGAAAGCCCTCTACCGGGCGGGCGGAAGTGCGCGCGCTATTCGCTTCGCAAACGCTCGCTGCGCTCGCGTTTGCTCGCTCATGCGCGCGTTATCAAGTATCCGAGTAATGCACCACATGTGTCAGCAAGTAAGTCTCTCCACATATAAGGTAGCCATTGGGCGGGCTTACGTCTCCCATTGATTGCTTGAACAACTTCATAACCAAATCCGAGCGATACGGTTATAACTAATGCAGGCCAAGGTTGAACGTGAAGTAACCATACTGAACCCAACACTAACAACAAACTAATTCCAAAGTGCTCAGCTTTATCGGGCGTAAGTAAGTAATCCTTGTAACCACCAGTATCAGTATCCAGTTTAAACGCTCCAATAAGCAATAACGCTAACAAACCTAGAGCTATATAAATATTTTCTGGTGTCCAACTCATTTTCTATTTTGCCAAAGAAAAATCGCAACGGCGCCCAAGAGAACGAGTCCGATTATGATATATACTGGACTAACAACTCCTGCTGTTTCACAAACCTGATACGGAACTCTGTTCGCATCATACGTACATTTCTGACGACCAACAAAGTAGAAGATAAGGCCTAAAAGGATAACTAAAGGAAACCCAAAAGCTAATGCTTTTTTCATGGATGATCTCCGACTAGTAACACAAACACGCTATGCAGGTCACGTACATAAACAGACTTACGAATAAACCATACCTTAAGCGTTGTTACTCGTCTTTCCTTATTCAAATCGTACCAATTCCAAAATAACTCATTCATTACCTGTCTTGCATATACCTTTAGTGGACCAAAATCACTAAGGTCCATCTCATCAATGGCGGCCATTATTCCTTTACCGTATCAAGGTTACTACGTTCAACCTTCTCAATCTTACTAATAGTCACGCTAGCAGCGTCACCGGGATTGACTTTACGATTGATTAATTTATGAATAGCACTATAGAGAACTAATAACACTGCTCCACTTAAACTAGCTTCTGCTTCTGGTCCTAACGTAAAGTGCAACTTCTCAAATAAGTAAACACCCAATGCAGCAACTAAGCCCGCTATCACACGAGCAAGAACAGGACGCAAGGTATCGAATAGTGTCAATTCCATTTAACCCTCCCGCACTTTCGAGTAACCCGTCATTGGATCAATACTAGCAAAACGTTTAGCCATTGCTTCATTTTCTTCTTCAACTTTAGTTCTCGGAAATCCAGGAACCCAAACTTCTGGACCTTGAGAAAGAGCATCTAGTAAGTGAATTTGTTTTTCGCTGATGGAACCAAAGCGACGAAGTTGGTACTCTAAATCTGAATACTCATTTTTGGGGTCTTGACCTTTGGTGTAATAAAGCGGGTTAATGAAAATCTTCCCAGCTTCTAATGGATTCGCCAGCACATCTACACGTAAAGGTTTAGCCCGCTGTAAAACGTCGAACTCACTAACATGGAACTTAATACCTCTCGTTCTCATTTCAGCTTCCCACCAGAACTTATACAACTCTGAGAATAGAACTTTTTCAACACTTACAGCATAAGGTCTGTATTGAGAAACTTTCTGGAAAACGAGTTCGGTAAGCTCAGGACTTGTTAATTCTTTTTGGATTGCTTCCAGAATGAAGTTTCTACGAAATTCATCAGTAGCACTAATAATAATCCCGTTATCGCCGCCAGGAGCAGGATCGAGAAGAATAAAAACGTTGCAGTCTCTAATATTGACAATAGTCTCCCGACCTTTAGCTCCCCATACCGTAAGCCTGTACTTATCGCGCCAACCAAAATAGCGAATCCAATCAGGATTAAACTTAGTTTGAGAATTATCCGGATCATTCTCATACTGCGCAGAGAAAACTTTACGGTTCTTCTTGAGGATTTCTAAATCTTCACTACTGACTTCTTCTGGAAAGATTGGAACTTTCTTTCCATCAATTACTTCTTCAACAGGACGACGATAAACCTTTAATTTCTTTCCATAACGCTCCATACCGTGAGCGTATAGATCATCTACTGACCAACGAGTGCCATTCCAATCAATGCGATCTTTGTTGAATACACTAAAGAATGCTTGTGCATTGTCAAACCAATCGAATGCACTTTGCATTTCGGCAGCAGAGTCGCGGGCCTTTTCTCCGATAAGGTCATCGAATTTCAATACATTATAGTGTCTACCCTGACTCTTAGCACCAACACCCATTGTATCGAGTGTGGGTTCAGACCAAATCTTTGTACGAGGTAACTGTAACTCGTGTTTATTGATCTTGTGAATCTTTGGGCTAGGAATGACATCAGGAAACAATGCCATTAAGATCGGATTCGAGAGGAAGTGAGTAGTAATGGAGAACAGGTATCTACTCGCTCCCTCTTGTGTTTCGTGTCCGATTAAAACCCTAGCATCAGGGCCTAATTCCTCAGGCCACGGTAATGGATTATACGGAAGTGGATCAGGCCCTACGTATTCTTGTGATTCTCTGTCGTACTTTCTATCTTCGTCCGTGTATGGTAATACAATGCGAATAGCATCACTAATGGTAAGGATAGTAGACTTAAAGTGGTTACGAGGAAGCAGGACGAGCCTAAAACGCTCGTATCTATTGTTGTACCACCAAGTAGCAAGATTACCGTGCAGGTTAACGGAAAGACGAGTATACTGTAATACGGAATAAGCGAGGAAGAACAAATCTCGTTTACATCTAACTCGCGCTTCGTGCCATTGCTTCTTGGTAATGCCATGATACTTAGCGTTTGCTTCCTTCTGTTTTGTAGCAATGTTAACAGGGTCTAGTAACTTCTCCCATTCTTCATCACCAATATCTCTCTTGTGATCTTGGTGTCTATTTAGGATCTCCGCCATGAAGTAGCTTAACCTCGTTAGCCTTATTGAGTCCGTCTGTGAAGATTTGAGCTAATTCGGCGGGCATTGCAAAGACGGCGTTGTTTATGTTCATATTACCACTACTAGGCTTATCCTCTTTCAAATCACCAAGACCCTTAGCAACTTGTAACGAACGATCAAACACAGCTAAAGGTGAAGATTCCATTAAGTCAGGGTTAGCTAGGACAGACTTAATATTCTTAATGGCTTGCTTCCTGATATCTTCTAACTGCTGTGGAATGTTATCAATGTTGTTCTTTCTCATTTTCTCTAATAACCTCTCGCGAAACTCCTCCGCTTGAGGTGTATTGAGAATATTACTGATGTGTTGCTTAGTATAAGAGAGATTATGCTTTTCTCTCATCAAATCAGCGATTTTCTGATTACCAAAGCCCGCTGATGAATAAGCAACTACAATCTCGTATTCGGGCTTCCACTTCCTAGGAACCCACCTTCTTAGAGCAGCTTTTTTCTCTGTTAACGTCTCAGCCATATTTCAGTAGGGAGAGTTATTAGCTCTCCCCACGATTTAAGTCCTATCGAATTTTCCAGATGAACCGTGAATAATGCGGATACTACTGTTAGGCAACGCAGCTACGCGTTCCCAAAACCGAATGTTATTTACTGGTTCCCCCGGCTGAGCCCCCGGTTTTATTTTGCTCTGTGCTTGTAGTCTTCGGGGCTGACTGGGTTGTTGAACTAACTGAGCGGGTTCCAGCGGGCTGTTGCTTGCTCGTTGAAGAACTACTGGAAGTGGAGCTACCTGTTTCTTTGCTGCTCTCACTTTCTTTAGCGTCTGAATCACTCTTTTCATTCTCAGTCACCTTGGCATCCTCTGCTAACTTGGTGATCGTTTGCTGAACTTCTTGTGTAGCTTCACGAACGGGAGTTCCTACGTCTTGTAACTTCCGCTGTAACTCTTGCTGTTTCTCAGTACGTTGCTCAGCAAGGTCCTTCATGTACTCGACCTTCTGATCGTTAGAAGATTCCACCTTCTCAATAAAGCCCGGATCACTCACAACAACACGATCGGGCGGAAGATCATGCTCGTTAACTTCTCCAATAGGAATAATCTTACCCTGTTGACCAAGTTTAAAAATCTCTTGATCGCGCTCGTAACGCGGATCACTACGTAAACGAGTCTCAGCTTCTAACGTATCAGATACACGCGCACTATAAGCTGCTAAACCAACTTGAGCCGCAGCAACCATATCGGGAGCAAACTGCTCACGTTCATCAGGAGGAGCTTCGTTAAGGTTACTTCCCTCTTGAGAACGCTCAGCACTACTCTTTTTCGTTTCTAAGTGATGTTCAGGTCCACCAGTGTGTAATGCTTCAGCCTTTGCCATTTTTCGTACTCCCTTTTTTGAGTTTCTTGACGCTTTCACTAATGGCCTTCATGAAATAACCTTTCTGCTTACTTCCTTTCGCTTTAGGTACCCGGTAATCTTTTGCCACCTTTTAAGCCCTCGCTCGCTGATTTAATGGGCTTCGAACTACCAACACGATTCTTATGAGAGTTACCACCATTCGGGTACTTATAGGGTTTCAAGGGAGCCTGTCCGTTACCAGTTCCGTAACTCGGTTCGCTAACTCTACCACCGCCCGTTTTTGTAATGGACTTGTTCATTTTGCCTCCAATTCATCAGGATTCCAAAGACGGTTAAAACCTGCTTCTCTCTGACACCAATCAGCAATTGCTTGTTCTGCACTATACCACGGACCTAACGATGGATGTAGGATACTTCTAGAACCATCATCAGGATCAACATGGATAATCTTCCAATTGCGTGGAGAACCACCTTCAGCAATTGGAATGATTGTTTTATCAGTTTCACTCATGCTGAAGTCCTCACATTGTAATAGTTTTCAAGCGCTGTAGTTCTACTAATTGCTTGTGAAACTAACTGGCCCGGAATACCCATTACTTTTTCTAAAGTACCCGGACCTTGAAATCTAAGCTTACTACCAGCACTTCCATATGATCCTGAAACGAATCCATTAGATTGGTTTGTTACACCATTGATCTGCATGAATTCGTTAATACTGCCTGCTGAACCAATATGGCGTAAATAAAATCCACGCTTAGAATTACCACTAGCTGAAACGCGAAGAATAGCAGGAGCAAAATCAATGGCAACACCACTAGCTTGCAACATTTGTAAGTTAGTAGTGCCTCCAACTAAACCATGCTCAAGTGTACCATTTCTCATCGTTAACTTACCACCAGCACCCGCAGAGAAATCAACAATAGCAAATAAACCGTGGTCCTGATCGAACCTCATTGTAGATGCTGTTTCTAACTCTACAATGTCACTAGCGGTAGGACAGTAAATCTTTACCATCGAGCGCCCAGCTTCTGTTGTTCTTAATATTTGTGGTGCACCTGAAATTACAACAAGTCTGGCAAAAGATGAACCACGAATATCATCAAGACTAGTAAAAAGCTCTGGACCAGATCCGCTAGAAACTAAACCAATTCTAGGTTCAAAGAAGAAACTAACTCTAGCTCTAGCTTGAGCAAGTGTTAATGTTGGATACGTACCAGTGTGCCATTCACCTTCCCATAGAAGATCACGAATCCAACGCTCTTGAATGTTTATTGCGCCAGTGAAAGTAACTGGAATTTCTTTATAAAGCCCGCCACCATAACAACCGAGTATTATACCACTACCAGAAACAGCATCTATAGTGCAGATATTCTGAGTTGGTGTAGCACTAACAAAGTCAGGAACGTAAAAGCGATGTGCATTAACTGAGTCAGCAGAGAATATGTTAACAAAATTACCTAATATCTCATGCTCAGGAGTATCACTTTCTGCTTTGAGTGCAGGAGGATAACGGCTGGTAATGTCAACTCCATTACGGAAAGCTAAAAGTTCAATTCTCTGAGAACGAGTACCTAATGGAACACTGAAACCATTTGAATCATTTACAACGAATACTGTTCCATCTTGCAGTCTACAACGAAATTCATCTGGATGTAGAACTGGTACTCCACTGCCTCTAGCATCAGCTTTTACTACTTGCCATCCTTGTGCTTCTTGATCCACAATACCAGTAGACATAGGGTGAACAAAGAACCCTATACCACTGATAAAGCCTTCACGCCAGCTAGAATAAATGGAGCTAGTTCCTTTCAAAGCTCCATTTAAACGATTGGGAACTAATGAACCACCATCAGGATTACGTAATGTTGTGCGTGGATAGTTTAACGGATTAACAAATAGATCACCATATTGAGAGGGATTAGCAAGAATAATCCCCATCATGTAATCTAAGTACGTACTATTCCACGTATTTAATCCTGCACCAATGTTCTGTGGATATGAACGGAGCAAGTATGAAACAATAAGCTGTGTTCCACCAAGCCCGCGAACCCACGTTACATGCCGACGCCACTTAGTAAGAATATTGTCAGGACTAGTACCAAGGTTATTTAAATCATTAACACTAAAGCCGTCACCATCAATCAGGAATATGTTTAGCTTACTAGCGCTAACAAAAGGTTGAATCTCTGTAGCTCTAACAGCGTAACCTTGATCCCAATCTCTAGAGATAGCAGCAGAATTAACGTAACTCCAATTAGCAACTTGTGCAGGATCAAGCGCTTTTAATACTTGATCCTCCATACTAATATGTGCAGGAACACCAGCATCATTTCTAGTAGAAAAGAAACTGGCTCCTGTAGCAATTACAACTCCCCCATCCGAACCATTTGGGAGACTAGAGCCAACGTCTCTCCTTCTCCTTCTGATGCTGGCGTAAGACATTAAGGAAGGCGGGCGAAAGTGAGAGAGGGAAGCGTAAGCATCAACACTAACCTTAACCCTTATTCAAATTAAACGTAAACTTAACTCCTGTTGTTCCAGCGGCACTTAGCCGAACTCCTACCCTAACAAGTCCCACAACCTCAAAGCTATAAATACCAGCCGCATTCATACTATTAGCCGACGCACCACTATTAATATTCTTAACAGGAATCACAACCCACACTGTTCCGTTAACAGTACCAACAATTTCAATCGTTCCATCACCAGACTCAAATTGAACAGCCGCTCCACCATTAATGTCATTGACATCAAGGGGGGCGATAGAGTTGAGTGTGGTTAGAGTTTTAGAGAAGTACATATTTAATCCTAGTTATCAGTCAACGTAACTTCCCCTAAGTGTAATATAGTTAACAGCTCAACCTAAGGCTACCCTTACCTTAAGTTATTTCCCCATGTATTTAACGAAGGGTCCTAGTTTTGCTAGAGCACAAAATGAGCTATATTTATCCGTCGTTACTCCCTTTAGTAACTCACTCTTAAATAACTCACTCTAAAAATGCCGCACGTTTTGTGGGAGAGTCATAATTTAACCTTTTACTTATGAATTTCCCCCCACCCCCCTAAGTGCTATAGTGAATCGCTAAAGGACTTTGTTCGTTGTCCTTGACTAGCACCGAGTCGTGGTGTGTTCGCTGCGCTCACTCGATGAGATTTATAAAGGTGTGCTCGCTTACGCTCGCTTTTTGCCAAAGCGCCAACAGCATGGTACGCTCACTTCGTTCGCTTTTGTTGGATTAAAGGATTGGCTACGCGTTAACTGCATGACAGTTGCATAAAGGCTATTACTCGCTAATACCGTTCAGCAACAATGTTAACGGCCTGCGGCCCGCTTTAGTATAGTCATATTGCTAGTCTCTAGTGATACTAGATAAATGTGCTGCTGCTAACGCGGTAGCTCACGCGGGCATGTCGCACGCACGCAACAACGTTAGGCGTTAGGCGTTGTCGTTAGGCTACAGTTTGTAACGATTAGGTAACGATGCGTTGGCACAGAGTATGCCTTAGTGAAAGGTAGTTATCTTCCCTACTCACTCTTTCACTGAGGTTGCTATGACGAACTGGATCGCAATCGTGATGTACATGCTTCGTGAACTCGCGCGCAACTCTGTTGTGCGTGACTTCGCCACGTTCACGCAGCGTGACGCTATGCAGCGTGCGGACTGTGCTCGGTTGATGGTTGATTCCGAGGTGTCGCGTTTCCTCTCTGAGTTTAACGCCCGCTTTGGTAACGACCACCGCGCAATCGCTGTACACCTTCTCGCCCAGGCAACCAAGGAACAGATTCGCGAGATCGGTACGACTCCGCTGCCTCTTGGCTACACGCTGGTAACCAAGAAGAAGCGTGCTCGGCGCACACCTAAGCCTCTCACGCTCAAGAACGCTGGCCCGCGCAAGCTGAGCGCATTCGAACGTTATCATGCTGACCGCACGTTGTTCCGTGACGAGACGGAAGTTGATTCCCAGACATTTCGCCCAGGCTATGACGGTGAGGGGGCCGTTAACGCGCGTACCGGGCGTTGTGCAGGAAGCTGGGGTAAGCCTGCTAAGGTGCGTTCGCCATTCCGAGTTATTGTCAAGTACGTGAACGGGGTTGCTTGCGTCGGATTGCCGACTAAGTAACTTCACTGAGGGGTGTGTCGAAATGACACGCCTCTCAGAAATTTTTTAAAAACCCGTTCGGGATGTTACGATTGGCGAGTAAACATTAGCTGGCACTTAAGCTAACAACACTCACCTAAACAGCTAATACGTTCGCCCGCCGGCGTAACCCAGGAGCAACAACAAGGACTGCTCGCAAAATTGCTCGCATGTTGTAGTTCTTTAAGGACTGCTCGCTAGCGCTCGCGATTGTTGAACAACGCCGGAAAGGGAAATGTGGTTGGACCAAAGGACTTGGGGTTGAAGTGCGTTTGATGAGAACAACTACTAAGCTACTACCTTACAATAAGCCACTAAATATCTTTTGTTCGGTTCGGCCGCTTCGCTATGAAGCCGAACCTCACTCTAGGAGGTAGTTATGTATCACGTGATTGGTGAAGATTCGTTCGATAATCTACTTGATGGTGCGAGTGAAGTTTCGTACTTCTATGCGGGCTCCTACGAAGATATGGAAGAAGTACGTCATGTTTGTTGGCGCATTGATGATTACGATGTACACGCGTTTGTGTACGATGAGTTTGGTAATGAAGTGGAAGTTCCTAATCGTCGTTAAGTTAATTAGTTCTTTTCCACTCACTGAGGAAAATACAATGTACTTCATTCAGCTTGTTGGTTCCGATCGCACGTTCACGGACATGAGCACGGTTATCGAGTCCGCTGTTTGTGATCGTTTCTCGCAGCTACTTCAGGTGAAGCGCAACACGGACATGTACGACAACGTTCAGCTTCGTGTGCTGAAGGAGGAGACGAACTACTACGGTGATGTGAGCTACGTTGACGTTAGCGTGGACTTTCACGCACTGTTGTATGGTACGAAGAAGGTGTGCGACTTCCGTGATGACGATGATTGCACAGAAGTTGCAACGCACTCGTTCGGTTTGTACGACGTTTGCGCTAACTGCCACCGTAAGCTTCTCGTTCAGGAGGACCGTTGATATGTTCGCGCTCGATAAGTACAACGCGGGGTCTATCTTATTCACTCTGGACACTGTTCCGGAGTGGAGAGAGTTAGTTGCTATTCAAAGTCTTGACCGTTTAGCCTATTCCCTGCGTATGAGCAACCTCATGCTTGTTGAGGATTGCGTTGACTTAGTTAAGTTTCAGAGTCCAACAGAACTCACGTACAACAGCTACGTAGGCGATTACGAAGAGGATTTCGACTTCAACGCAGAGTGGGCTGAGTACGAGAGGGACAGGTACACGTTTGCGGGGGACACTGAGGACGAAGAAGATAACTACGTAGAGTTCCTTGTAGAGGAGGGAACAGACGACGAGTTCTGAGTCACACTGGAGACTGAGTGTTCGGTTAACTACTAACTGGACACTCAGTTCCCATAAACAGCTACAGTGACAGTGCTACCAACTAGTAACGCACTATTACTTAGTAACGTGCTTCGGGCTAGCTCCACGTAATGCACTATTGCTTAGCAATGGCACACCAGTACGGTTCACGTAACGCACTATTGCTCACCACGTGCCTCACACTACGCTTCCCGTACCACGCTTAACCCCCGTGTCGCTGGATGATACCAGGAGCGGATTTTTTCGTTTTGTTAAGTTGTACTCACTGTGTTTACTTACTACTACGTTCCCGTTCGTTGTGGCGCTTACGCTACTACTCACATTCCCGTTCGCGTTGCCCCTTCGCTTCGCTACGGGGGGCAACACTCACTAGGAGTTGGTTATGATTATTATAGATTCGAATAGAAGAGGTGAGATTTTTGTATTTGTTGAGGTTAACAAACATTCAAGCGCTCACACTATATTGAGCAAAGAATGTGAAGAACCACCAGACAGAGCACAGATCAACATGCGCGAATATACAATCTATAAGTTTACTAATTCAAAAAATATTCCTCAACTTACACTATACCTTTAAAATGTCTAATCAGGTCGAAGTCACTGGCGATTTTCTCGTGAACATGGCTCAGAAGAACGACATTTTGCTGTATCGTGCAATTCTCTATATTAACAAGCGTTCCGGTTGGAGTGAGAATCACAAAAAGTTCATGAACTCGCTTGCTACGAGGATCGAATTTAAGCTTAATACTGAGAGTGATAACGTACTCACTTCCAAGCAACTCGAAGTTGCTCGGCGCATTATCACTCATTACGGTCCGCTGCTTCTATGTGCGCACCATGAGAAGGTTGAGATGAGGAAGGAGAGAAAGAGGAATAGTGGTGTTACTACTAACAACACTTCCAATGATTCGATTCAAGCGGCATAAGACAGTAAACAAACAGACAATTCACGTATTCAATGTGAACGGGGCTGAAGTTGAGTTTAACGTTAGTGAAAACGTTTACTGGTGTCACGCTTGTCGTACTGACAACTGTCGTCATATTGAAGCTCTTAGCTCTCACGATTATGACTAAAAACAAGTGTCCCAACTGCAACAAGTTCGTCGGTAATAGGCTCGTGTACATTGTCGAGTATTTCGTCAATCGTGTATTCACCTATAAGTTTCAATGTAACAACTGTCGTTCCTTTTCCGGTATCGTAGTTGGCTTTACCACTACTCACATTAAGTAATTATGCGATTCTCCGAGGCTTGTGAACGTGCATTCTCTGAAGCAAAAGAGCAGCGTGATACATTCGTAGTTGTTCAGGTTACAACTCAGATTGATACAACTTTCGGTTACATGCACCAAAGGGAATACACCGGCTCAAACGCTGTTGCAGAAGCAATCAATCTCATTGTAGACGGTCCGGTTTCCGTAATTATCGCTGCAACCATTCACCCAATTTAACTATGTTCTGGTTCGAAGTTTGGTTCAATGGTGATCGTGGAAAGCGTTGGTTTTGTTTATGTAACGTTGAGTTAACCGTAGTAGAGTCAATGGAGTTGGTTAGTAAAGCTCGTTCTGCTCTTGGTATCTCTGGTAACTCCACTTACGAATTCACCCTCAATCCAGCAAAGTAATGACTAAGCGAAAGCCTTATACACAGAATGACGCTCGTTACGATATTAGCATTGCTCAGAACTTAGTTAGTAATGCAGAGTATTTGGAGCGAGATGCTAGTGATTTCAGTGTATCACTCAGTGAATATTCTCGTATTACTTTGCGTAGTCAAGCAATGCTAATGCGTAGTCGTGCGAACAGAAAGCTAAGTAAGGTTCGTGGCGCAGTTATCAACTGTGTCAGAACGACACGCCCAGAGAAGTACCTAGAACTACTTGATGCGTTGAATCTTCCCTTTGTCTTGAGGGAGGGTATTGACAACGAACCCTAAACTTGGCTCTTGACTTTTTCGTTGTACCATGTTATATTATAGTCGTGGTTCGGTTGCTGAGCACCCTGTTCAGTTAACCATTAACCGTTTTAAGAGGAACTAAAAATGCTTCTCGTTAAGGACACCATTAAGGGAAAGAATGTTGCCGCCGAGGGAGAGATTCCTGAGCAGGAAATCGAAGTTGAGATTCTTCAGTGTGAGAATCTTGAAGAGTGCATTCAGGATGCTGGTAGCGAGAATAACCTTCGTGATGCGTACAACGATCACAAGCGTAATCGTGCGCTGACTGCTGGACGTAATCAGTATCGTAACGCTCCGAAGGGAACGATTGTCAGTGAGCTTATCGAAAAGGTTAAGAACACTGTCAAGAACTTCTCGCTCTCTGAGTCTGAGCGTGGAATGGGCGTTAAGAAGAAGGCTGAGAAGGTTGATATGCTCAAGGCCGCACTTGAGGCTGGTAAGGAGTTTTCGCGTGAGGAACTGCTTGCGATGCTGGCGAGTCGTTAAGGTTAGTTAGAGTAAGTTAAGGGTACTAAGTGATTGAGGTTTATTTAGCTCACTCACTTAGTACCCTTAATTTGCTTTTAATTACTTGTTACTTCACGTTCGTTTGTGTCTTATTTATTTCCCCATATTCCCTGTATTCCCATGGAACACGGGGAGAGAGATTGGAGCTTGGTTGTCTCTTTTTTCGGACACTGTATCAGTTTGACACACCCTAGGTCGCTTTTGTAACAATTTTATATATTAAAAAAAAAAAAATAAAAAAGAAGAGAACAGGCACAGAACTTGAGCAGAGTCAAAATGACACAGGGAGATAGTGTATCAGAAAGACACACTCAACTAACCTTCTCCCCGTGTTCCCCATTTTTCCAGGGAATATAGGGAAATAACTCTAATGATTGAAGATAATAAAGATATTCAATGTCAAGGTTGTGGTAGAAAGTTAGAGAAGGATGACATAAATAAAGTAGATGAGTTAATTCTCTGTTTGTTTTGCTTGCCGAGTGTTGAAGAAATTAAAGAGTTCTACAAAAGGAAATAACTAATGCTCAATTATTATATTACTCCACGTTATGAATATACAGACCTATTGTGGATGATTGGTGTAGCTTGGGAGACTCATAATTATTATAACTATCAAGCTTGCATAGAACTCGATCTTCCACAATGGATAGTTAAATGATTATTAAGATTGGAGCATATAGGATAAAATTAGAGTTCAAGATTTATAAAGTTAATAAGCGAAACCAGCAAACAGTTATGAAGAATCTACCCTTCATATCTGAGAAGGATATATATATGACAAGAGAGGAACTCGAGATGCTAAATGAGAAAGTCAGAAACTATAAGCTATAACTTCACCGACTTTTGGTACATAGCTCTAATTAGTACTCTCGGTGAGTGTTGGGTTAAACACAACTATAAGACTTATAATTACATTCTTACTAACAAACTCAATGAGCTTTCAAGAAGAACTAACCAAGCTAACTGACACTCAATTGGCAGCTAGAGCAGCTGATGTAATTATGGATATTATTAGCAACAACATGAGTCGCTCCGTCGCTGAGTTAAAGCTTGGTGATATCACGTACGAAGCAAAGAAGAGACAGACTGAGAAAAAGAAAACACTCAACTCACTATGATTATCAACGAAAATGGCGAGCTTGATCCATATATTCTAGCTCGTACAGAGTTAATTAACGCTATTAACGCAGCTGATAAAACTACATATTTCGCTGCATTTCCAGAAAAGAAAGATAGAGCAATAGCTACTGTATACATTCTCGAAGATATAATCGAAAAGTTTGCAGGAAAGTTATTCTTGCAAAAAATCATTAACAAAGAATAAACAATGAAAAAAGTATTCTTCGCCAAAGATTATACGAAAGCCGTAGCGTATAAGGAGAATACTTATCCCTCCATTATGGTCCGAGAGCTTCACGCAACTCTGGGACCACTTTATGTGATTATTCCGGTGCCCACAAAAGAACGTTCACCTTATAGGGACATTGATTAAAATGCACCCAAACGAGCCACTTTTGGTTACCAACGTCGGTTGGAATAATAACGTTCCAACTTACGATTATACGAACGATTTCAAGCGTTTAGAGAGTAATGCATTTCACCTCGATTATCTCGATTGGAAGGGTTCTACCAACAATCCTGATTATCTTCGCGTTCAAGCTATGGATGCACAAGCAATGCGTCAGGCTTACGAGATTCTTGGTGTTGTTGAACCTTCACCTGAACTCTAATGGCCCAAACACTAGAACAATTAGAGTCACTAATTAACGATGTAGCACTAGAATTAGGCAAGACTCTATTCTCACTCAAGCCCGGAATGTTTCGAATTTATTATGATAGTTCTTTGGAATCTTTGTTCAAGATCAAGGGTGGACCTCTAGTTGAAATCTACTTAGGAATCGGTCCCAACGACAAGGATTTCCGCTACGCCATTTTCGATTCCTTGAAGCAAGTTAAGTCGCTATACAAGCCAATGGCTTTGGTTCCTTATACGTTGAGTAAAAAGGATAAAAAGTCTAAACTCAAAAAGGAACGTTGGGAACCTGAGTTTAAGCTTGACGAACGCCGCGTGCGCTTCACCACAAAGACAATTACGGAAGTAACAGCTACAGATCGCTTTACAAATATTTCCGTAACACTGAAATCGAGCAAAATCAACGATATTGCGCTTAAGGAAGAGGCGCTAATTATTCTTTCACGTCGTGTTGAGTCCTACTATGAATCTCAAGCTGACGGACAGTGAAATTGAAGATGGTTGGACATTCAAAGTAGAATACAAAGGAACTTATGCTTGTTTTTATAGTTTCCATTCAGCAGCACTAACTTACGCACGTCAGCTTAATGAGTTTAGTGCTATCGCTCCTAAATTCTACGTAAATTTTAACTACACTTGGATCGAACTCACAGCCTTGTAACTAAAATGCCAAACCCACTCGACGATTACGATAAGGAAGAGGCTGATCTTCTCAAGCGTATTGAAGAAATTCGCCGGCGTAAACAGCTAGCTGAGGAGGCTTTGAAGAATAGCATTAAGCCTCTGTTGCTTACGGTGAATGAAGTTTTGGGCAAATCCTATGTCCGTACAAGGGTTAATGAAGCGCGGGCTGATTTCATTGCTGTGTGTTCGCGAATTGCTGAGCGTACTTATGTAGAGCAACAGCGAGTTAATAACATTCCCTTGCTTTATTGGAATGATTTTCTTACTCGCGTTCAAGCCCTTCCCGAAGTAACTATCACTTACGATCTTGGTGTTGAGGACGAGATTAAAGCTATCACAGAAGGTCCACGCTTTTTCGTAGACATTAAAGACGGAAAGTTTACAATTCAGTGTACAGTTTTCGCAAAGAATAAGTGGAAGCTATATAACATTCCTTCTGCACACCAGAAGCATAATCAGTCCTTCTGGACAGTGAGCATGAGCGAAGCTCACTTGGTTGCGGAAGCTTTAAAGGACGAGCATGTTGAGTACACAGAGAATGCTTCCACATTTATTGAAGAAAGGGTTCGTATTAGAGCCCTAATCGACGTTATTGCTACGAAAGAGGACACTGATCTGGTTCTCGATCTTAATGGTAACTCTCTCCGTAACTTCCAAAAAGTTGGCGTCGAATTCATTAATGCCGTAGATGGTAACGGTATTATTGCTGACGAGATGGGTCTTGGAAAGACTCCACAGGGAATTGGTGCGTGTGTATTTAATAACTGGCGCACCCTTGTAATCTGTCCTGCTTCCCTAAAGACTAATTGGTACCGGGAAATCTACAAGTTCACCGGAAAGCAAGCTACGGTTCTGTTCGGTAGCATTCCAGATGAATACGACATTGTTAAACTCATTGTCGATAAGCCTACTTGGACGATTGTCAACTATGATATGATTTCGAAGAACGTCGATATTATGGACGACAAAACCAAAGAGAAGGTTAAAAAGTGGCCTTGGATTGATCTAATTAATATTGCAGGGTTCGATGCAATCCTGATTGACGAGGCGCATTACATTAAGAATGTGGGGAGTTTGCGTTCTCAAGCGTCCAGAATGCTTAAAGCCCCACACATTATGCCACTCACCGGAACACCATTGATGAATCGGCCTTCTGAACTCTGGCCCCTTCTTACGATGGTTGCTCCGAATCAGTTTCCCAGTTATGAGCAGTTTACGTTGCGTTACACTCACGACGGAAAGGAGGCTCGTAACGTTGAAGAACTCAAAAACCTACTTAAGTCCTACATGATTCGCCGTCTCAAGCGCGACGTAATTAAGGAACTTCCTCCAATCAATCGCATTTACGAAACTCATGATATGAGCGACGAAGCGATGAGGAAGTATAAGAAAGTGTTACAGGGGATTTATGAAGTCTTGGCTACTTATAAGCCCGGCCATGCTGGAGAGGAATGGAAAGTCACTAGTATTCTAACAGAGATTATGCGTTTGAAGCAAATTTGTTCAGACGATAAGCTTGATAGGGCTAGTGAGATGGCGATTGAGCTTTATGATAGTGCGGACGTTGATGATCCAAACCGCAAGGTAATCATTTTCTCTCAGTTCGAAGGAGCAGTAAAGGAAATTGCAAAACGGCTTGGACATGAAGCGGTTTACTTTACAGGAAGTAATCCGATGCATGAACGGACGAAGCTCCAAGACGAATTCCAGAACAACGATAAAGTTAAGTTCCTTGTAACAACAATGAGAGTTGCAGGAGAGGGACTAAACCTTACTCGCGCTGGAAGCGTGATCTTCGTTGATCTTGGTTGGACTCCTGCTATTCACGAACAAGCAGAAGCACGAGCTTATGGTAGGTTGTCGAATCTTCACTCTATCAACTCCTACTATCTAATCGCCTCCAACACTATCGAAGATTGGATTCAAGAGCTTTTGGCAATGAAGATGCGAATTATTACCGAAGTTGTCGAAGGCGTTAAGGAAGTTCGCGACTCCGATAGCTCTATTGCTAACGAAATCATTAAGCGTCTTAAGGATCAGATGGGGAGAGGTTAGCTTCTAACAAGTTCACGTTGTATGGTGCCCTTCGCTAACGCTACGGGGGCACCATACAACTTAGTTAGGAACTTATCTCGCCATTGTTTAGTGGGTTGGCTACTCACAACAATGGGATAAGTTAGCCTAGCCAGCTAACGAGTGCGAGCCTGAACTCGCCGAGATAAGTTTCTCTTATAGGATATAACTCATGAACATTTTCGTTTTCGGTTCCAACTTGCAGGGTCGTCACGGTAAGGGAGCAGCGTTAGAAGCTGTTAAGCACCATGGCGCACAGTATGGCGTTGGTTACGGTCCACAGGGTCGCAGTTATGCGATTCCTACGAAGCGTACACCATATGAGACGCTTCCATTAAGTGAGATAGAACCTTACATTAAGCAATTCATTCGCTTCGCTATCAATCACCCACAGCACACTTTTAACGTAACTCGCATTGGTTGTGGTTTAGCTGGATATAAAGACGCTGATATTGCTCCATTGTTCACTGGGGCTCCGCAGAATGTTAACCTTCCGGAGAATTGGAGAAACTACTAATGAACATTTTCACTAAGGAGGAGCTTAAGATGCTTATGATTGACCACGATACTCCCGCTACCATGAACAACGCTTGGAAGGACGATCCGAAGCTGAAGGACAAGCCTTTCGAAATCCTCGATCTTATCATGGTCAAGGCAAAGGGAGATAATTACATTCCGCGTTCACGGTGCGTTTGTCGTCGTAACAACATTACTGGTGAGTGGGAAGTTAAGTATCTAGATTGAGATTAAGTTACTACGGGGATTAAATGATACGAAAGTATCATACTAGTCCATACTTTCGTATACATTACCCTCTCACCTCAATAAAGTAACAAACACTCAATCAAAACTTAACTATGACCCACACAATAACGATTAAGTGGTGGACTAGCGATGGTTCTAAGAGCCCGTTTTAACGGAACCAAGTTTTTAGCGAGAAAATCACCGTAAGCGCTGCGCACGCCATGAATAAGAGTTAAGTGAGATTCTAACAGTACAAACTCACTTAACTTCGTGTCTTTTGTATGGTTCCTAGGGCATTGTAAAAAGACGCCTGTAGAGTATCTGGTATCTGTGCTGGACTCTACAGTTGCACACAGATCGTCAGTAATGCTCACGTCTGATGAACCTAACAAAACGTGAGAAGGGGACGGTTAGGATTTAGGTAGGCCACCTTAACCTAGCCGTCCCTTTTTTTATTCGCCAGGTAACTACCAAAAAAGTCAAAAGACCTAAACAGCTATGATTAATACATCGGTTAGTGCTCAACGTGCTTCCTTACTCTTACTGTTCCCTATCGCCCGCTGCACCCACCATTAACCCCCAGGACGGGGACTTAAGCTAGGAGCGGAATTAACTCAAATGCAATTCTATATCGGCTTACATGTTCCGGGCCATTGTTCACAGTTCTCTCACTCAATGGTAAGCGTCAACAGACTTCGTTACCTCGTTAAACACTTTACCCCAAACAAGTGGATTCTCGATAGTGGGGCATTTACAGAAATCAGCAAGTATGGAGAATACCGGCACAGCGTTGCCACTTACGCTAAAACCATAGAGAAGTGGAGAAGGAGCGGAACTCTACATGCCGTTGTGTCACAAGACTATATGTGTGAACCCTTCATATTGAAGCGTTGGGGAACTACAGTTAGGGAGCATCAAGTTAAAACAGTATTACGTTACCTTGAATTACAATCACTCACCACCGTTTACATAATGCCCGTCCTACAAGGTTATACTACTTATGAATACCTTGAACACATCGAAATGTATATTGATTATATCTCACCTTCCCAGTGGATCGGAGTAGGTTCTGTGTGTAAGCGCAATACGAGTGACCCACAAGAAGTGTATAGGATACTTAGTGCTATTAAGAATCGCTTACCCGATATTAAACTCCATGGCTTTGGCTTGAAAGCTAATACTCTCAAAGACCCTAACATTTACTCACTTCTCCACTCCGCCGACTCAATGGCTTGGTCATTAAACGCAAAGCTTCAAGGCCGTGACCCCAATGATATTAATGAAGCACTTAGATTCTGGCGCGAACTCAGTTAGTTGGAGCGGTGTTATTACTCTCTACCTTCTATTTAGACCTTGACAAAACCAGCCCCATGTGTTATATTGGGTTCACAACCCAACCCACACTAAAAATGGTTAAAACCCTTTCCTCCCTCGACGAACACTTATCACCTATACACTTAGCAGTTCTAGATTTGTTCGATTTAGGTAATAACACCTACATGATTACCCGTATTAATGTGCCAAAACCACACAGAGGAAATGGAGTAGGTAGTAAGTTGTTGAGCACTATTTGTAAAGATGCTGACGAATTAGGAGCCACATTAAAGCTAGAAATTAATTCGTATGGTGAAATGACAGACGCGCAACTAAAAGAGTGGTACAAACGCTATGGTTTTGCGTACGATTTCGAAGAAAGACTATGGGTTAGAGAACCTAAGAGGATTACATGAACTCTCCTGAAAAATGCGTCGTATGTGGAGCGGAGTTAATGTCCTTTACGTATCGCAACCTAGTAGGTATCAAATTCTGTCGAGATTGTTACGATTCACCGTGGGGCGAGCACTTACTACAGGAAGTAAAAGAAACTATCAACATTCTCGTTGACCAAAAGAAAAATGAAATTCAACGTAACCGTGACAAAGACCCTCACGTACACACAGAACGTAATCGTTGAGGGAAATACGTTTGCGCAAGCAACAGAGAAAGCGCGTCATGAACATGATGACTCATTGTTTTCTCTGACGTCCACCAAGATCAACACACCAAAAATTTTCAAGGTTGAGGAATAGTCCAATGTCCATTCTCAAGAACGTTCTTGAAGTTCTCAAGAATAAGGATCAGCGCAACGAGCCTGAGCTGCGTTCAGCAGCACTAGAGGTAGTTCAGACGTTAGACAAAGACCTTGACGAACTTGATTATGAACCTTCGTCTAAGGTTGATAGTGCAATGGAAAATCTGTTGCAGAAAATTGATGAATTTGAAAACACGCCTCCAGTTGAAGTTGATGATGATGAGCTTGACGATGATGATGAGCTTGACGATGAGTTAGACAACGAGGACGAAGATGACATTACCTAATGTAGCATATAACAGTAGTACCATTCGAGTTGAAACTCCTAATGGTACTATGTTTGTGAATATCCTTGAGAACCAACAAGGAAATCCCTTCAAAGTAATTATCAACCTCGGTAAAGCAGGAACTCCAGTAAGTGCCTGGGCTAACGCTCTAGCAGAGTTATGTTCGGTATTACTAGAACGAGGGATGAGTATTACCGATCTAATCGTTCACCTTTCTGGTATTACTAGCGAGCGTTACAAAGCTTCAATTAATGGTCCTGTTGTTCGTTCTGGTCCAGCGGGCTTAGTTATTGCCTTGCTTAAATACCGTGACAGTAATTACGCACCCATTATTGACGATGAACTTACCGACATCGAATATTACAGACCGCCAAGACTCCACAAAAGATAAGTGGTCAGTAACAGCGGATAAGCGTCATTCCAGCACATTGTTGATCTTCTCTTACGCTAACACCGTTCGTGGTTCCATTTCCGTTTACTCCGATAAGGAAGTACAACAATGGGAGAAAGCAATGGAGTTTATGAACACTCTAAACGTGTAGAGCTAATAGACAAAATAACACCAAGTCCCTATACAAGAGCCCAAAGTGTTTACACAATACTACGTAAACAAAATCTCTCAAATTGGGACTTGGTGTGTTTTTGTATAGAATTCTTAGCGTTACAAGCACATACGTACAACTGGCTCACAAGTTTCATTAAACCTCTAGCCCGAATCGTCTATACGACCCATTACTATGAAGGCGAATCCATTGGTTTATATGAAAATCCTAAAAGTGACACCCCACCGTAACACACTGTGGAAATGCACTCACTGTGGTAAGTGTGGAAGCGGAAAGAAAGCGTACAAGGAACATCGTTGTACCACCCAACAAGAATTAGACTTAGTGGTAGAGTTAAACGATGACAAAATTACTTGAAAACCAAAGACTAATTTTTGCTTACAATCGTCATTACGCAATCATGATTTGGACAGACAGTGAATGTGTCCAACATGACGCAGAAGCGATGACTGTAAACTTGGAAGATATTGGTATTGATGATTGGAATGAGTTTGTCACTGAACCAGGACTCTACCTATGGATCGGTAACATTCATATCCACACTCATAGCGGGCCTGATGATGATTATGATGTATGTTATACGACAAAGCAAGTGATTAAGTCTGATATTGAAGATGTAAAAAAGTTATTTACAGAACTTTCTACTAGACCTTGACAAACGGGGGTCCAACGTGTTATATTGTGGACTCCAGCCACACCAAAAATGACTTACTCGAAAAATCCTCGCGCAATTCTTATAGTTAAAGATCAACTCGATCAACTCGTACCAGCAACAAATGACATTACTTGGATCACTGATGATCCTGTTACGTTAGCGTATCGTCTACGTCAAGCATTTAATGTAGCACAAAGTTTTAAAACGAACTTTAGTCAGTATAGTAAGTTGAAGGATCAATACATTATCAAAGTAGAACGCAATAGGGTTACAGCTAAACTCCGTATCGTAGACGCTAAACCCCTCGTTCTTGATCCCCAAGAGTTCAAGAAATCAATCCCCAAGCTCACTTCCCCACTAACCGACGTATTTTCAATGGTTGGTTTACTAATTGCCAACCAGTATGAAGAAGTGTGGTTTAATGAAGCAGAGCTTAGTTCAGACGATCTTACTAAGCTTTACAAGTGGACTAGTAGCAACGGTTATAGTATCATAAATGGTAATGGTATTACCGTAACTAAGAAAGATTGTGGAGAATTGGAATGGAAACCGAAGGAACAAAAAGTGGTCGATTCGTGAACGTGATAAACGAATCGACCACTAAAAGAGTATGGATTACGAATTACGCAGGACACAATTACGAGCGAGCGAAGTCATTTGGTGAGTTACGTTTTGTCACCAAGGGTTCCATCAACTTTCAAAGCCTTGACCGTCTCAAGTTTCAAGTTGCTCAAGATTTGATGGAGATTCAGGAAGATGACTTTGTACTCCTTTCGGGAACGAACATTATTAGTGTCATTACTTGCTTACTTGTTTATGAGAAATTTGGCCGTATCAACATTCTCAACTATGACAAATACACTGATACTTACCGAGTCCTAGTTGTTGATAGTACTTCCAATAAAGACATAATCCGAGTCATAATGGGAGAGAAATCATTATGATTCGCAAACAGATTGAGTTAGACGAGGAAAACGTTGATTGGTTTTTTGCTACTTACGGTAACGCGAGCTTAAGCTGGGTGTTGAACCTGTTACTCTTAAAGTTTCGTGAAGCCCACACGCACACACCAACTGACTATGCTAAAATTGGTGCCGAAGCATTAAAGGAGGAATTATGAATTATGAAGAACTTAAGCTAGTAATGGATAAGTTCAAAGAGGAACATGGTGATAGTAAGCCACCAAAGCTCTATGTTGTAGAATTACTTGTAAGTGAATATACAGATCGTTATTACCATGACCCAAACCATAACATTTGGTTAATGTCCAAAAGTGTTTGGGATAAGTTTGTAGAGATGTTGCCAGTGATTGAGCATAACACCGAACAATGGGGAATGCCCATTATCTTCGTTAAATCAATTTTTCATATTCCAGAGTATAAAAAAGAAATCACTACCTTCCACAGCAAATATCTATAACAATGGAACTAGAACCAGTACCTAAGCAAGTTTTCATGGCAGCTTTCCCTCGTTACGAGCCTCTCATTAAAGATTCTACCGCCATTGTAACCGCTAAAACCTGCTTTCGCAAATATTTCTATCGCATTGTTCTCGGTAGAGTTCCCGGTAACACAGCACCGTGGCTAACTTTTGGTGGGGCTTATCATAAGTTTAGAGAACATTTAGAGTTAGAATATAATAAGTTACTCAAAGAAGGAAAAACTAAAGAAGATGCCTGTCTATTCTCATTTCAGCCCGCCCTTAAAGCAGGAGTAGACAACCTAGATAAGCGACACGTTACTCCCCCAGCAGGAACTCAATGGGATTTCTTTACCAAAGACAGGTTTACGAAATCGTGTAAGGAAGCGTGGAAACATTGGGTTATCGAGAAGAAACAAAACAAAATTGAGGTCATTGCAATTGAACAAGCCTTCAATGTACAACTACGAGACGGTAGCTCGACATCTGGACGTTTTGATCAAATTATTCGGTGGAACGGAAAATTGTGGGGTAGAGATTTTAAGACGACCTCGAAAGAAGGAGCTTATTATTCACGTACGTTGGAACCAAACGATCAATTTACGCGATATACTCTCAGTGAGTCCTTACTTTGCGGAGAACCTGTTCAGGGACAAATCATTGAAGTCCTTTACAATAGTAAATCTAAAGGACCACTCATCAGTGTCTATACGACTACAAGAACTCCCGAACAGTTAAAGAAGTGGGAAGATGAGTTAATTTTCTTTCATCAGCTTCTTGCTATGTGTCGCGAGCAAGACAACTGGCCCATGATGGATAATTATTATCAATGTTCTCATTGCGACTACCATAGTGTATGTAAGAAACCCAACGAAGCTGCACAAATGGCTCAGTTGCGCAATGAATACAAGTTGGAACCGTGGGATAATACGAGGATTGGAGTTGAGGATTAAAGTTAACCCAACGTTGAAGATTAAAGTTAACCCAACTAACAATGCCCAAAACAACTTTGGTTACGCTCGAAAAGGAACTGGGGGAGCGGGGCTTTAATAAGTATCGCACACTAGCTCCCGCTGGTGATACTCAGCTAACCATTTGGCGTCGTAACGACGAAGAAATTATTACACTTTATTCCTCTTCCGGTATCTACGACATCTACTATCGTCTCAACGACATCTCTGAACTCTCAGTGATTAATCCAAATGCCCAAGGTTAATACGGTTGTAAACATTATCACAATGGCAGGAACGACGATTAGTGTTCCTACTGAGGAAGATTGGACGAAGGTATCGGCAGAGGTGAGAAACTGTAAGAGTGGTTTGGTGAAGATTAAAGCTCTCGATCCACAAAATCCAGCTACGGAAGTAGACTTTTACATTAATCCCGCTTGTGTCGCTATCATCGCCGTAGAAAAGCAATCAGTAATTGAAGCTCCACCTAAGCTTCTCACCAAACTTCAATGAACTTCTATCGCCTTCAAGATAAACCACCATTAGAAAGTAGCTCCACACTTGTCTATGGACACTCTGGAAGCGGAAAAACAACATTTATTGGTACAGCAGGCGATAGAACGCTTATTATCAATAATGGAAAGGGAATTGACACGCTCTATAGTCCAGGATTTATCCGTAAGTACGGTCCCGTTAATCCCCTTGTCATTGACGTACGAGAAAGCGGGCCTGTGTCAGAAGGGGCTTCGGCTTTCAACCAGATGTCTGGCGCAATTTCAAAGGGGTTCCTCACCTTACGTGATGATTTCGACAACGTAGCAATTGATGATGGAACAATGATGAATCTGCACGCTAACCTTAAGGCAATTGAGGTAGCGGCAGAGTACAGAGGAAGCAAGACGTTAGGCGCAGCAAAGAAACATAACTTAGTTGTGCTTGACGTGGGGGATTACAATTTCCAGTTCGCTTTACTTCACCAGTTCCTCACATGGCTCCGCGACTTATGCAAGGAACATAACAAACACTTAATAATCGCCGCCCACATTCGCGAGATTTACGGAAAGCTTAGTGGTCCCGGAGCAGAAGCACCATTACGTAGAGTGGTTCCTTCATTCTCCGGAAAGACATTTCCCGATTCTGTTGTTGCATTGTTCGATAATGTGTGGAAGTTTGAAGTAGTAAGCACGGCCCGTGAACCAATCTATCGTGCAATTACAATCGGGAACGAAATGACAGTAGCCAATACTTCAATGGGAGGAATACTTGATGAAAAGATAAATAATCCACATTTCTTACAACTGATGAAGAAGCTACAGGAAGCTAAGGCTAAGACTAAGTAATAACACTCAACTAAAACTAAAATGCAATTCACTTTCGATCCCACTCAGGTTTCCGCTGGTATCAAGATTTTCGACAAGGGCACCTACGAGTTTGCTATCGGTCAGCCCAAGCCGTTCTTCAAGGATGCACAGAACGATAAGAGTGAGAACTTTGGTGTCCGTTATGTTCTCACTGATCGCGCTAGTGGTGATAAGTACATTCAGACGTGTTACATGCACAATCAGGGTGGACAGTCGTTCTCCAAGGGTTTCATGATGGCAGCGTATGGTTTCGCTCGCAATCAGGAGAACGAGTTTAACGCTTTCTGCCGTAAGGAGTTCACGGAGAAGGATTATGCCTTCTCTCACGAGGACAACTCGGCTGGGCGTTATTGGACCGAAGTTGCGGGCAAGAACATTGTTGCTGACATGGACGTGCAGTTTGATGCCAAGTCCGGTAATCAGCAACAGAAGGTTCAGTTCAGACCGATTGAGTAATTAATAGGGAATGGTCCCGGTGAGTAGTAACAGACAACAGCCCTGTTAGGGTTTAAAAGGCGAACCAATACAATAGCCTTCCCTGTAAAACGAAATCCGGGCGCCCACCCAATTACTTATGTTCAGGATTCAAGTTAATAAAAAGTATGAGAAGGGTGATCGTATTAGGCTTATAGCTCACACTCCGAATAAATCAAGTCCCACCCTCTTATGGGGCTTAGTGATGATCTATAAGCATCCATATATTTGGGTTCGTACAAACTCTAATATACCCGCGAACAGTAGAGTAACAGTTCGTGATTAATCATTGGCAGATTCATACAGCAGATAATAGATACTACGTCAGCTTTGAAGTTGCTGTAATGGTATTAGCTAGTTGGAAAGCTGACGAAGGTATTATTGAGTTCAGCAATTTAGCTGATACTACTATTGCACTCAATACTTGTGACATTGAATGCATCTTCGAAGTTACTGAGGAATCAGTAAGATTCGAAGCAAAGATGAAGAAAGATATTATTGCTATTCAAGACGAAGTAGAACATTACAGTTGAGTTCTAGGTTGGTGCGTGGAGTTATAACGAGATAACAGAAGCGCATCAACCGGAGTGTTTAGTGTTAGTTAAACACTCCAAAAAACCCCGATAGCTCAGTCGGTTAGAGCAACTGACTTTTAATCAGTAGGTCGTGGGTTCGATTCCCACTCGGGGTATTTGATGGGGTAGCACACAGCGAACGTCTGACTAACTAGTAGCTGTGTGGAAACGTAGTCTTGTCAACTACGGGTGAAGGAAACGTCTCATAAACGTAACCCTTCCTACCCACACTTTTTGGTTAGTTATACTCAGTTAGCGTATCAAGAGGGTATTGGCCCGCATAATCCAATGTAAGTTACCAGGCCGTTAGCTATAACTAACCATTAACTTAAGTGTGTAATCGAGATGGCGCACAGTAGGTTACTACGAGCACCCTCGTTGCGCGACCTCCGTATGGCGTCGTAAGGGTTAGTTAACGTTAACGACGTACCTCTAACTACCCTCCCTTCTCTTACACACTAGTTAAGCGTCTACCCTTATGTAATGTTGGGGAACTAGGCTAACATCTAGTGAAAATTAGCCCGCTTAACTTTAATTTCGTTCCCATTCGACTAGCGGTAAGTCGCCCCGTAAATAGCGTAGTGCTGCGACCACGTTCGGGCTTAATAGGTGCTGATCCTGCGCGCGGGACAGCAAATACCTATATGAGTACATATCCGTGGTGAGGGAAACGCCGTTTTCGATAGCGGCATGGGAATTTGGTGATGTGTCAGTAGCATAACGCGAGATAGTGTGGCCTAAGCCTAACGGCAGATGGGTAGAATCCCACTCTGACTATCACCAAAATAATCCCCACTCGTATAATGGTCATTACACTGGACTTTGGCTCCGGGGATAATGGTTCGATTCCATTGTGGGGTATCTAATGGACTACAATAACTTAATAGCTTGTATCTACTACGATACAAATGTCATAGAAATACTTGATCCACAAGAACCTGATATAAGAGTTATAATAGACTTACTCGGACTTGAAAATATACATTATGATAGAAATTACTTATTCAAACTAGCCCGAGGCATTTTGAAGTTTGCAAAGGTTCCTCATGTACCATCGCCATTAATGGGAATGAAATATAATAACACTTACATTGATGAACTATGAATATTCCTGCCGAAGAATTAAATTATGTTATTCGCATTGAACAACGTTCTAGATTTTACCTAGATGCATTACGCTCTCAACTTCCTATTCCCGTATTTGCAACTAAAGAAGAAGAAATCGAAGAACATAGAAAAATCTTAGATGCTTATTGTAAAACTTGGTTAAGTTATAGGGATAAGTTATGAAGAAAACATTAATCATTGACGTAATTTGTCCTCAATGTAAAGCAAAAGACAATGAAGTAGAAATAGAAATCACTGAACACGGTTATGATGGTTCCTACTTTAGCCCCGGTCATGGTTGTCAGTGGACAGTGATTAAGAATCAAGAGTGTGAACATTGTAAGCACAAGTTTACTGACGACGATCTAGAACCCTACGAAGTAGAAATCCAAATGAGATATAGTGAACCGAGTGATCCTTTATGAGCAAACAAGACATCGAACAATTCCTAAAGAAACTAGAAGGCAAGAAAATTGGTGATGGTATTGCAGCATTTGAAGAACAGTTGGGTATAGAATTATTGAACGAAGATAATTCACATTATGGTGTATTGTGGTTTGATGTGGTGGTGCATGATGATGGTAAACCTGGATATGTGTTAAGAGTATGATTATCTCAATTAAACGTTTCATTCTTCAACACGATTTTGAAGTAGAAACACTAATAAACACACGATACATTTTAAAGATCGAAAATACTCAACCACATGAAGGAAAACCAACAACTAGAATCTTAATGGATTCTCTAGATAGTAGTAGAGGACCAGATATTATTTATACATACGATACGTTAGGAACAATCAAAGGTAAGGTAACCAAAGCCCGGAAGGTACAAGGTGACTAACTGGATTTGCGAAATTTGTGAGATTGATTATGAATAACGTAGACGACCACACACGAAGCTACTAGGTCGTGAAGGTCACACCTTTATCGTCTGTAAAGACTGTGGCCCGGCGGTAGCTAAACAGTTATCCGTTATGAATGATCGGGCTGAAACAGTAAGAAAAAGAAAGCGGGCTAAGACACTAACGCCTCCACCTGAGGCTATTACCTAAGCCTCAACAGCCACTATGGCGAAATCGGTAAACGCAAGAGACTTAAAATCTCTCACCCTTTGGGTTTGTGGGTTCGAGTCCCACTAGTGGCATTATTATGGAAGAACAACAAGAAACAACTACCGATCCCTCCGTTATAGCCTCGCGTCACCGCACCCATCAAGTAGAAACGTTAGAGTTGGAATCAATGATTGCATTTAGAGAAGCTGTAGGAATGCACATAGGCTTACTTCACTTACGCCGAGAGGGGAACGTTAACACTAATATGCGTTCTCTTTACCGTAACTCCGAAACTCTCCTTCACATTGAGTTCGAAAAACTAATGGACAAAGCCGTTAACAAGTGGCTTGAAATGAGAAAGATTCAACTTGTTCAGAAAAAGTTAGGAGAACGTTAGTAATCACCGTATAACACTAATCAATAATGATCCGTCCAATTAAAGATCAAGTATTTGTTAGACCAATCTTCGATCCTGATACTAGTCCAACTGGACTTATCATTATTCCCGATGAAGCTAAAGAGCGTTGTGACCAAGGCATTGTCAAGTATGTGGGGCCTGACGTGCGAGATGTTAGAGTGGGTGATTACGTTCTATTCGGAGGATACAATGGAACGTTAATTAGGTTAACGGAACCTAATGAGTTACTTATAGTTTTCCGTGAACCCTGGATTCATGCTATTCTAACAGACGTTGATAACATCACTGTAAACGGACTTTACTACGAAGATGTAAATTCAACTATAGATTTAGCCCGATTAATTCATAACTTTATCGTAACAAATTTGAGTGCATTACATAATGGTGTTTCATCAATAGATGAAAATGAGTTTGCTCAATACTTAGCAGAACAAGGTTACAAGAAAATTTTCCCTGCCACTTACGAGACAGCAGTAGAGTTCCTTGCGCAAGAATTCACTAACCAGAGGAAAACGTTCGATGTCAAAACAGTTAAGTGAATTACAAAAGGAAATTTATGCATGGGCTCAGTCTAAGGGTTGGTGGGAAGAAGGTGACAGAAATCATGGACAATTAATGTTGCTTATGGTTAGTGAGTTGACAGAAGCTCACGAAGAATTGAGACATGGACACAACGTTAAAGAAATTTACTATAACGAATCAAAGCCCGAAGGCGTCCCAATTGAACTTGCAGATTGCGTAATTCGTATTCTTGATTACTGTGCACATTACGACATCAATCTAGAAGCTGCCATTAACATTAAGATGGAGTACAATAAGACTCGACCCTATCGTCATGGAAATAAAACAGCGTAGTATATGTCCAAGGTGTGAGAAACTAGTTGCTGCCGATGGCATTCACACTTGTTACGACGCGCGTTTAGTTCGTGTAGAACAAGCCGCATATAAAATGTGGCGGAATATGATTGTAGGATTTAAAACAATTCCTACAGCCTATGAAGTAAAGAATTGGATTGATACAACGTATAGAGAAGAAAGTAAGGAAATAAGCCTTGAACTCGTAGCCTTGTGGATTCAACATTGGTCGAGTAAACCTTTAGATATGAGCTAACAATGGAAAAGGAACGCCTAGCTGAAGGTATGAGTGTGCAACCTCCAGAGTTCTTGTTACAGTTTTTTGAGTACAAGCACCTACCACTCCATTTGCAAGAAGTCAGTATAGAATTCTACACACTCGCACAATGGCTCATTGACAATCTTCCCCGTAATCCCGAACGTACTGTTGCACTCCGTAAGCTCCTAGAAGCTAAAGACTGTGCCGTCAGAGCGAGGTTAGCAAAATGAGTGAGATGATCTACACAGCCGAAGATGCACAGAGAGTGAAGTCTGAGGGAAAGCGTATGGTTAAGAAAACTCCCACATATGTTATTCCTATCCCCGGTCCATGTACAGTTCGTACAGAAGAAGGTTCTATCCTCGTTAATGAAGATGGCTACCTTGCAACAAATGAGGAAGCAGATAGAGTTTGGCCCATTAGTAAGGATTACATTGAAAAGAACTACACAGAAGCCTAAAACTAAACCTTGACTTTCGTGGGCCAGAGTGTTATATTATAGATATAACAACTTCTGGCCCGCTTTATTTCTATGGCAACAATAGTAAAGCTAATTAATGGTCCGTTTCACAGCCAAGTAAGGCACGTTGAATCATGGGAAGATACAATTAAAATAGAATATGTAAGTATGCAAGATTTACATGATAGTATGTTTAAACAACAGACACCGCCAACCTATGTTGGTTGGTATGTAAGAAAGCGTAATAGTCAAACTAATGAAATAGCTTTTTTTTGGGAACAAAATGACCCTAATAGGAAATAAACCAGTTCCCGGCACCGGCCCCACTAACTCCAACATTCTCCTAGTTGGTGAAGCTCCGGGCGCTGATGAGGAACGTTTAGGAGAACCATTTGTTGGTTATTCGGGCGAGTTGTTGATGAACGTATTGGGACGCAACGGTATATCCCGCAACGAAGTCCGTCTCGATAACCTTTGTCACTACCGCCCGTCATCAAATAAGTTTCAGAACCTTGTAGGTTCCAAGGAACTTGTTCAAGGAATCCTCTCCCTTCATGATTACCTCTCCAATCACAGACCCAACATTATCATTGCGTTGGGGAGCCAGCCACTTAAATACCTCACTGGAAAGGTTGGTATTGACAGATACCGTGGTTCTTTCCTCACTACCAACTTTAAAGACATACCGCCTATTAAGGTATTACCCACATATCATCCCGCTGCCGTATTGCGTGATCGGAAGCTCTACCCGATCTTCGACTTCGACATACGTCGTGGAATTTCTGATTCGAGTTTTCCCGATTTGCGGCTACCAGAGTACAATTTTGTACTTAATCCACAAGGTCTTGAAAGAGAGGAATGGACTGAGAAGTTATGCAACGCTAGAAAGCTGGCCGTTGACATCGAGGCTGTTAAAGATTCAACTCAAATCATCTGTGTGGGATTTGCCCTGGATGAAAAAACAGCAGTAGTTTTTCCGTACGATCATAATAATTACGAGAACATTGATCGAGTTTTACGTAGTGCTGCCACTAAAGTGTTTCACTTTGGCACTTACGATAGCATCATGTTGGAGTTAAATGGACATGAAATTAAAAATTACAGCAGAGATACGCTCGTCGGACTTCACACTATCAATCCAGAACTTCCAAAATCTCTCGCCTTTGCAACTTCTATCTACACAAGACAACCTTATTACAAAGACGATGGACGAGGTTCACTCCCTAGCGATGCGAAAGCTTGGGGCAAGAAAAGAGACAGAAACGATGTCTATGAATATAACGCTAAAGATTGTTGCGTCACCTGGTTGATTGATGAGAGGGAGCAGGAATATATTAGTGCTGATCCTCACTTTAAAGCGACATATGAACTAGAAATAAACTTAATTCCCGTAGCCCGCAAAATGAGTAAAACGGGAATGTTAGTGGACATGAAGCGTAGAGAGATGCTAAGAGTAGCCCTCCTCAATAAGTGGGCCAAAAAGCAATTTGCCTTAGATAAGCTCGTTGGTGAATCTGTAAATGTACGCTCACCGAAACTAAAAGATATTCTCTATGGAAAGTTCAAGCTTCCTGTCCAAAAGCTACG